ATTCATAACTGTATTCTAGAATTACTGGGTGCGGACTACGACGGAGACGTGCTTAATTTCTTCCCAATTATGGATAATGAATACAAGACTGAATTCTATAGAGCATTTAGTCCTAACAAAATGTTCATTAGTAATAATACTGGTAGATTCAATAACAAACTCTCTATTGATAGAGATCAAGTTATTGGTATTCATCAGTTCAATCTAGATTAACTTAGGAGTCTTACAAATGAAAAAGCTAAGAGATCCAATTGTTAAAAATAAGTACAATCTAAAACCAAATGACATTACTAAACTAGTAGTTCTAGATAGAACTCAGATCAAAGAACCTCTATTCTGGAGAAATAGTATAATAGATGCTTGGTGTATCTCTAAAGGTATAGGTACACCAGCAGATTTAAAATATGGTACTGAAAATGGTGTATGGTTAGGTATCTATGATGAAGATGCTAAAGCTTATAAAAAGAAAATAAGATTTAGTTGTACTAGTTATGGTGGTATGTGTGGTTATAATTTCAAAAAGTTCTTTGATTACAAAGAAATTGAAAATGAAAATGACTTATTAACACAAGAATTCTTACTAGATACAATTAACAATCTTATTGATATGAAAATTCTAGGTCTTCCTTAAAGAAACAAACAATAAAGAAATATTGATTTTTATCAATCTTTCTTTATTTTTTTTAACAATATATTAAGATTTTAAACATAAAAATTTTGTATAAAGAAAGAAAGTTGGTGATATGATATGAATTTTAATATCACATCTTTTTTTGAAATTCTTGTTGGTAATATGCAAGGGAAGGATTTATCCTTTATTTACTATATAATAACTCTGATAGCACTATCTGTATTTTTTGCTATCAGGGATTTTTTACTAGTAAAGAAGGAAGATTTAGCAGAAGATAAGAGATATAGACTATCTGATTATCTATTAGAATTGATTGTATCTATGGGTATTAGTATATGTTGTATACTATTGATAGAAAATATCCTAGTTTCTATTGTGTTTAGTATACTAGCTACTCTTTATTTTATGCCTAAGATTTCTGCTTTTAAATCCAAAAAGAAAAAAGATGACAAAGAAGAATCTACTAAAGAAAAAACAGTTGAAAATAACAATAATGTAAATATTGTTGTTAATAACAATTTGGATAATACAGAAGATGATTTGCTGCCAAATTTCTATGATCCGAATGACCTTAAATTACCTGAAAATATAACTTCTTTTAATCAGCTTAATATCATAATGATACTAGAAATGTATGGATATATTTCTCCTAACCAGAAGTTCAAAATGATAACTCAATCTTTATTTGAAACTCCTGATGAACAAGTTGAAAAATTACTAGAGATGTATGTATTAGATACTGAAGAATTAAAAGAAGCAAGAGCTATTCTAAATCTAATTAGATTAAATAACCGTTTAATTAGTAAAGAAGAAGCATTACAATGCATAACTAGACAAAAGAAAAAAGAAAAAGAAGAGAAAGGAGAGTAACTGTTTTAGATGAAAAAAGTTAATGTTAATGAAATTGCTGATTATGAAGGTGCGTTTCTAGCTAGAGACGTTTTTTATAATGGACAGTTACTCTTCCAGAGTAACTCTGTAATTGATGATGCTTTTATAAACAGAGTAACTGAATTAAAAGATCATATTTTCTATATTTTCACTTATACTAGTGATACTTTAAATAATGATATTACAAACATTATTACTGATGATATCTTAGATATTATTAAATCTGAAATGGACCTTATCTTTAATAGATACTCATATTCAGGTACAGATGATATAGATTTGCTAAAAAACATTATAGATATTTTTTTAAATGATATCTTAAAAGAAAAATACTTTAAAAACTATTTAGAAAATCTGTTTATCTTAAATACTAAAATATTTAATCATTCAATTCGTGTAACTATTATATCACTTATTATTGCAATTAAAGCTAATTTAAGTCATAATTTAATTAAAGGAATTGCAATAGGAAGTATATTGCATGAAATTGGAAGAAATAAGTTATTTATAGAATTTCCAATTCTAGCTGAAAGTAATCATGCCTATAACATGGAAGAATATCACTTAATTGAAATGGTTCCAGTTTTAGGATATAATGAAGTTCTTAATAACAAATTAGTTCCCTTAATTAGTAAAAAAATTATTCTTCTTCAAAATGTTTGGGAAAATTATGATAAATCTTATGATAAAACTAAAAAAAGATATATGTCATATCCAACATACTATGAAGAAAACAAAATTACTAATGAGCAAAAAGATATAGCTGTCAATATTGTACAAGCCGCTAACTATTTTGATATGTTCTTAATGAGATTTAAACATAAATTCCCATCTATAGGAAATGGTAAAAACATCAATAAATTCTTTGTTCGTAATTCATCATATATGTTCTCTAAAGAAGTTTCTGATCTTATAATGCGTCATATATCTTATTTTGCTATAGATGAAGAAGTAATTTTATCTAATGGAGAAATGGGAATTGTTCGTAAGCATACAGATGATCCTATGTTACCAATAGTAGAAACAAAAGATGGTACTTTAATAAATCTTAAAGAGCATAATGGTAAAATTGTTATAAGCAATATGATTGATGAGAGAAGTGATGAAGAATGAAAAGCAATTCTAAAAAAACTATAATCACTTGTAATGTTTCAAATTCTATTTGTTCTTTATTAAGTTCTATGACTGGATTTGCTAGAGATTTAATTTTAGATTTTTTTCCAGAAAATTACTTTAAAGACATTTATATTTCTACTGCATTAGCTTCTTCACAACAAGCAGAAATAGACGATGATGATATACCAATTAAACAATATCCTCAATTATCCATAACACCTTCATTTGTACCTGATTATGATGATACTTATGGTGGTCCATATCCTACTTGGAGAAGAGGAATAGTTCATACTTTTAATCATTATTCATCTAGATATGGTTATAAAAAAATTTTTTATAATGACGAGGATAATCTTATAATCTCTGCCATTCCTAATAGAGTTAAGTTTTCTTTTGACTATAAAGTCAAGGTAGAAACACATTTACAAAAAATGGATGTTGTCTATATGCTAAGACAAAAATTCCATAATAATGACAGAGTATATTGGAACAATCAGTTACTAAAAGCTCAAATTCCAAATACTTTAATACAGGCGTTATCAAGTTGTAAGGATTTAGAAATTAAAGATCCTTATGAAAGAGAAGAATTTTTTAGATATCTAAAAAATCATTCTCAAGGTCATATAGAACCTGTTATATATACTGGTAGTGGTAATCATACATTTGTCCATACGTATCTAGCTAATATACTAGTAACTGTAGAAACTCCCCCTGATACAGATACTAAAACTGTTACCAAGAATAATATGGCTGGAAGTGAAGAAATTGTAGAAATGACACTAACAATGGAGTTATGGATTCCTTCAAACTACATGTTTGAATGTAATTCTCTACCTTCAGGACGTTATGAGCCTACTTTTGATGAATCAAAAGTTTATATATATGGATCTGTGCCTTTAAGACCCAATAATACAATTGGTGATAAAACTCTTATTAAATGGCAAGAACTTGTTACAGAAGTTAATACACCATTAGATAGTATATCTATGGATGATTTCTTACCAATAGAGACACTTGATTTCATAAATGAGCAATTACAGAAAAGAGATTACGAATATCTAGTAGAAACTTTTATGTTTGTTTTATATCGTGATAGAAAAAAACTAGATTTTGGTAAAGATTTTGTAATAGATTGGAGAGAAAAGAAAATTGTACTTTTAAATCCTTTCTTTAATTATAACTATCATATTGGTTGTTACGCTAATCAAGCTACTCTATATGAGTGGAGAGAATTAAAAAGAATAGAAGAATCTAAAAAGTAAAATGGAAAATCACTATATAGTGATTTTCCATTTTTTATTAGATAGCTTCAACAGTATAAGTACCATCTGCATTAGCCTTAGGTGCATAACCTTCAGCACAATACTTTTCCTTAACAGGATGATTGAAAATACCACCAGATACTCTCATAACAGATTTTGCATCTTCACCTAGAATCATAGTTTCGCCATCAGGACATACAAAGTTACCACCAGTGATATAAACCTTACCACCATTGAATGCATTAGCACAACAATAAGGAGATTCAAAATTACCACCATTAATAGTAACTTCGCCCCAAGCACCAATTAGATAGGTACCATCAGTCTTATAGTCACCACCATTGATAGTTAGTTTACCAACAGCAGGAACACCGATACCGAATTCACCAGTAGTTGCAGATCCGTCACCCTCAATGGTAACATCACCCTTAACAATCATACCATAGTTGTTCTCAACAGTAGGAATTACTAAACTAGCATCACTAGCAAGATCAATAGTAACCTTCTTATCTAGAGTGACTTTTTCTTCAAATACAACATCACCACTAATAGCTACAACATCACCATCTTTAGCAGCTGCTAATGCTTCAGAAACAGTAGCATATTCTACACCACCAACTGTTACAGTGAGGGGAACAATAACTTCTTCCTTTTCAACAGCAGTAACATTGGATAAAGTCATCTGATAAATCTTATCAGCAGGAACGGGAATTGCATTAGGGGCAAATAGAGGACGAACTAGACCTAAAGCATCATAAGTAGTAAAACCAGCATCAACCATATATGCAGTATACTTACCTTCAGATTCTTCAATCTTAGTGACCTTGCAAACCTTGCCATCAAAGCGAACCTTGCCGCCAACTTCAACCCAATCCTCTAGACCAACGGATTTAGATAAGATTCTCTTAATTTCCATAGCCATGATTTTTTCACCTCATTATAAAGTATTTATGATAAAAAAAGTAGAAGATCATTACTTAAATGACCTTCTACTTTAAAAATTACTTAGCAAGCTTACTCTTTTTCAACAGCTTCAGCAGCAACAGTCATCTCATAAATCTTGCCACTCTCAACAGGAACAGCATTAACAGCAAATAGAGGACGAACCTGATTTAGTGCATCATAAGAAGTAAAACCAGCATCGGTCATAGTAACCTTGTACATTTCGCCAGCTTCTTCAATCTTAGTGACCTTGCAAATCTTGCCATCAAAGCGAACCTTGCCGCCAACTTCGATCCAATCTTCTAGACCAACAGTCTTAGATAGAATTCTCTTAATTTCCATAGTAATTTATCTCCTTTCAAAGAAAAATTCTTTATTTAAAATTTTTAACTAACGATGGATTAGTCTTATTAATATGTTGTTTGTAAAGAATTAAAAATCCTTAATAAACTATCTTCCAATCTTTATTAAGTTCTTCTAAAGATGTATATGGAATATACATTGTCTTATTTTTGAAATTTCTAACAACTATATGGTTTTCTTTAGTGTAGATTTTTAATTGATAGATTTCATTATGATCAAAAATAGTACTTTCACCTAAATATCTTGCTTTAACTGTATTATTTGCTGATTTATTATAGAAACACGCCCAAATAAAAACGATAATTACTGAAACTAAGAAGAAATATAGTATAAGAACTGGAGCTAAATATTTACCACTCATTAAACCACCATCCTATATAAAATTAGATTTAAGTTTTATCTTGTTTATTTTAGTTCCGTAATCCTTATCTAAAGTATTATAAAATACTTTAGTTTTGTTATTAGAAATCATTTCATAACTTCTTTTAAGATTACGATACATTCCTATACCAACATCGGCATCCGAATATATAGAAATATCCATATTTAAGAATCCTAATCTAGCAAAATGATTGATAATCAATCCATAACCCTTACCATTAACTGAAGTAAAGATTTTATTCTCTGTATTTCCCTTATAAAAATACTCTTTAATACCAAGTATATCAAATGGACCTTCTGACATTACTAATTCAATCTTAGGAGTTAGTAAGTCTATCTTAGAATTACATGTATAAAATCTTTTACCAGTTTGATCGTTAAAGATGTTATACATGTAGTAACGTTCATTCTTCCTACAATTCGGATCTATATTTCGAAATATGATATAAGATTGATCGGAACTCAAAAATCCTATATAGTTTCTTATGATGTTTTTCAACATATAATCGTTTAAATAAATCTCTTCTAATTCATTTTCTTCTACAAATTTCTTAAATGAAAAGATGACTTTATAACCTTGTATATACTGTTCTGGTTCTAAATCAAAACTATAACGAGAGTTAATATAGTCTAGTTTTGCTACTTCTCTAGATGTTCCTTTAAACTCTGGAATTATCAAGGGTTTTCTTTTCATTAAAGATTTGATATCATAAGTAGTATTTACAGATTTTCTATTTTTTTGATTATAAGCATTTTTCTTATTGAATTTTTCAAGTTCTCCCATTAAGATATAATCCAAAACGTTTATATCTTTTAAGAAATCTCTATCAACTATACCAGATGATGTACATTTTTGACAATAATAAGGAAAACAGAATTCATTATCTAATCCAATATACATATGTGTATGAAGTTCTGACTTTTGTGAATCTCCACAGTATGGACATCTTATCATTAACTCATTCTTAGATGAATTCAGATTAGCTGGTCTTATATTTCGTTGAATGGATTCTATAAGTCCATCTCTAATTACATTTCTATTCAAACTATTATTAACCCTCCTTTCTAATCAAAAAATTTTACCCTATAATTCTTAGTTTTTAAGAATTATAGGGTATTAAAGTTTTAAATTAGTTTAATAAAATTCAAAATCTCATCAGCTAGGTCATCTACTTTACAAATAATTTCTTCTGATTCATATTCTTTAGTTGAATCATATTCATCATATGGGATAAGATAGTTGTATTTACTTACACTAATATTACCAACTAACTTTATTATAATCTTAGACTGGATTATATTTTGACTAATATAAGAATATTTATTCCGAATTAATTCTTTATAAGTTCTAGATTCAGTAATTTTTTCAAATAGCTTTGAATTCTTAGTTGTCATACGTTTTTCATTTAAACGATCTGGTAAAGCAATAATATAATCAGCTAAACATTCATAACCATTTATCTTAAACCATTTATAAAGTAAAATAACAAGGAAGATATATTCATCTCTGTTGCAATTATACAAATTACTATAACTACCCATATATTTGGCGAAGAATAGGAACAGTAAATTTGTTTGGAACTTATTGATATGAATACGATCTTTGTAATATTTGAATTCATCAGCTGAAATTTTGATTTTAAAATCATTCTGTATATTTTCAATCTGATATTGAATGGAAAGCTGATTAATAATAATCTTACTCTCATCTCGCTTATTCATAGAGGCTTCCCATTTATCAAACATTGTTAAACCTTCTCCATCAACCTGATTTAGGTTTACTGGTTTAAATGTAATTTTATGATTTTTAGAAAATTCAAATGAAATTTTTCGTTTAATAACAACATGAAACAGATTAATGATGTTTTTTTCAGTGACGGTTTTAGGTAAAATACCAATAACAATATCTTTTAAAAATTCTATAGTAATTACATTAACATCTTTGGATTTATTAGTTAATAAAGTCCAAATAGTTTTATCACTATACTGTGTAGATACAACACGAGAATAAACAAAACGATGAATTTTATTCATCATTTCAATCTTACCTTGATATGCTTTAATTATGGCTTCGAAAGTTTCGTATAGAGTATCATTTACTTCATATTTTCTTTTTTCGCAAAATTCAGTAATTAAGGGAATAGACAAACGAATACTTTCTGCTGCTTTTAATAAGATTTTTACATGTTGATCTGTAAACTGTAATTCCTGATTGATCCTTTTTGTCTTTTTAGTTTCTTCTGTTTGTTCATCAAGTTCTTCTACATAGTTACTATTGATAAATTCACTAACAAAACGTTTTACAGTTTTGCAATTAAGTTCATTAACTATATCATTGATTAAATCTTCTTTAGAATATTCCTTTTGTAAATCCTTTATCTTATAAGCTAGATTTAAATAGGGAAGTATAACTTTATCCTGACAACCATTAAAAATACGTTTTATAGAGTCTGTAATTAAACCATTAATAGTATAGTATGAACGTTTCTTTAAAGAAAAATCATTTATATGGGATATACCTTCTTCTTTAAGAATCTTATCAAATTCTATAATAACGTATTTTCCGTCTTCATTATCATGTATAAATTCATTATAGATGTTTGCAATTTGTGAATTCAATAAGTTCACCCAACCCTTCCTTGTTAACTTCCACTTTTAGAAAGAATAAGTTAGTTTACACTTATTCATAATATATTTTTATAGAAATCTTTAATGTTTTAAAGATTTCTATCAACATCATTAAAATACAATGTTTCAGAAGGGAAGATAAGGAACTTTTCAGAATCCCAATCAATACCAAAACCAGCAAATGGCATACAACAGGTGGAAGGACTTGCACCAATATAAGATCTACTAGATAACGGTTTAGAATCTATAACTACTAAACAATCTTTATTAGATTCATCTACGCAATTATCTAAAATTTTCTTTAATTGTCCTACTGTAAGGTACTTATTCTTAGATTCTTCCATGATGTTTAAATCTCCAATCTTATTAGATATCTCTTTCATCATCAATAGTAATATATTTACTATCTTTATCAAATGTATGAATATAGAAATCAGTTACTCCACAACAACTAACTTTTCTATCTCCATAACCTTGATTACATAGTTCTTGTAGACCATTTACAAATTGCTGTAAAGTAAGACTACAGGCTGAATAAACTTCTTCCCTGTCATTTTCAAAGTTTTTAGTTTTAAAAAATATTTGCATTATTAATTCCTCCTCAATCTAAATAAAAACATGATCTTTTGTAGAGTCCTCTACATTATCTACAATATGAGATAGTGCATAACCATAAATAGCTTTATAATTGAAATATGCTCTTTGTTTGGCTTCAATCATTGATATATATGCTCTAATAAATGTTTTATGATCAAATACACAACCATCATAATTAGTATACTCATAAAACATGCTTTTCTTTTCTTCATCTGTTGCTTTTCTACCAGTTGCTTCAAAGAAAATGTATAATTCAGGTTCTTTAGAATGATCAACGTAGCCATTTCTTATTTCTGGATACTGTGGTTGGATACTATATTTTCTAATACAACTTCCAGTATCTACCAAACAATAGTATTCTTCTAATGGATTACTTGGTATATTGTTTGTCATATGTTCTTTCCATATAAAATCCTGTTCTTTTAACATCTATGATTTAACCTCCTTTAATTAAGATAGCAAATTCATTATATATAGATAAAACTACTTTTAAAGTTAAAAGTAAGTATGGACATTTAAGTCCATACTTACTTTCTTTTACTAAAAACAGATTTAAATCCAGTTGCTTTCTTTCTATTAACAGTTTTACTAGTACTAGGTTTCTTAGCTGTTGCTGCTTTTACAGCTTGATTGTATTGAGAATTAGCTTTTCTAGCTTTAGCTTCTCTTTCTTTTCGTTTTTCATCAGCATATTTCTTTTTTACAGCTTCATATTGTAAATACTTAGATTCTTGTGACATTATAGAATTAAGTAACTCAACTCTAGTAGTTTTAGTAATTTGAGTTGCATTTCTTTCTATTTCAGCTTTAGTGTATAGTTTCTTTTCATTGATGTATTTACATGCATAGTAGCATGATTTTTCAAAACCAAAGATCTCTACTGGATTAGTTACTTTAGGTCTATCTTTTAAAGCTTGTTTAGAGTATTTAGTTGACTTTAACATATCTACTAATAGACGTTCTTGATTAAGCACATAGGTATAGGTAAACATCATATGAGGAGAGTTACTAAAGAAGTTTATAGAATAGTCATTTATAGTAGAAAACTTTTCCATTTTCTTTTCAGTTGGTACAAATTCTAATACTACATCATAGTAGATTTCCTTATAAGTTTCTGAAGGTATCTTAAACCAAAAGAAATATACATCTTTATCTATATAAACCTTATAAGTGAAATTTCCATTTTTAGTAGATTCTTTAAGTAGTTTGTAATATCTCATATCAAGATTTTTCTTGACTTCAAGACGTTTTGACATAAAACTACTGCCTTTGCCTGTTGGATTGGTAAGGAATTGATCTAATGTTATAATAGTACGTCCATTAAAAATAGGAAAATTTAGTGGCATTATATAATCACCTACTTTCTTTTATAATGAAGTGTTTAAAGAGTAATTAAGAAATGAAAAAAAAAGATTACCTAAATGAATAGGTAATCTTTTTGTCTTTAGTCTACTGTAACAATACAGTTTTCTACTTTATCTAAATGTTTTTCAAATAATCCTTGACCATGTACATCTACAATTTCTGGATGTTGTTTTACAAATTCCTTAGTAAGTTCTTTATTATCTTCATCAAACAACTGATACTTATACTTATCTGCTATGTAAAGGTAATACTCAAGGCATTCTTTATCAGTTTTATATCCTTCAGGATTAGTAAAAGTAATCATTGCAGCATCTTCATAATCCTCAATAAAGTTTCTGACATGACTTGTTATTTGCTCAACATATTTATGTTTTACCCTGATGTTTTCATTAATGAAAATAAATGGAATAAGTACAGACCATCTTACATATTGTTCATAAAGATACTCATATCTTACATCTAGATCAAATTCTTCTCTTAGGATTTTGTATTTGTAATAGTCATAGAGTTTATGTCTTAATTCAAATTTACAAAGACATTCCTCCCAAATACCTTCTCTATCAAAATAGTTTCTAACTACTAGATCTACTAACTCTTTATTTACAAAGAGCTTAACAATAGGATTCTTAACACGTTCTATTAGATTTTCAATCATACAGTATTCAAGACTACCTGTAACATCAAGACCATCGTCTCCCTCTAAAGGATGAGAACCCCACCAACCCATAATTTTTTAATACTCCTTTCAATTGTGTCTTATAAGTTTTAATAATAATAGTAATCTCTAATTTTTCTAGAACGAGAATGATGTTGCATTTTTCTAATTGCTTTGTTATGAATTTGACTAATACGATTCATATGTAAATTATATGACTTTGCAATTTCTTTAAAGGTTTCTTCTGAATCAATTAAACCATAATAACGTAATAAGATATCTTCTTCTCTACTAGTAATAGTTTTCATTAAACTAAGTAAATCTTCTTTAAGAAACATATTACTAACGTTTTCAAAAATATCTTCATCTGATATATCAAAATCTGTATCAATAATATCATCTATAGTGTAACTTGATTGTAAAATATATCTATTTTTATTAATTCGTTTTTTATACTTATCAGTTATATACATATAATAACTATGTATACGACCACCTGTGTAAGTCTTAAATGTCATTCCTTTTGTTGGATCATATCCATCAATGGAGTTTATAAGAACAATATTGCCTTCACTAATAAGTTCTGATAAAGGAATACCGTTTCCAATATAGTTTCTAGCGATTTTAACTACTCTATAAATATTTCCCTCAATAAGACGTTGTTTAGCAGTTTCATCTCCATTCATATATCTATGAATTAATTGCGTTTCTTCTTCAAAGGAAAGTTTTGGAATTCTTTCAATTTCTTTAATAAATACTTTTACTTCTTCTTCATCATTATCTGAATTATTATGAACATCATATTCCAGATCTGTAATTTTGTCATTGTACATAATTAGTCCTCCAAAGTTAGTATAATATGTTATAAGTATTTACTAAGGTTAGAATATATAGATAAAAATGGATTTATTACAAATTTTTAGAGTATAATCCAATACAAGGATTATACTCTAAAATTTCTTTTATCTATTCATAGGATTCGTAGTAATAAACTGATTACTAGTAGCTAATAGACCAATGATAGAGAAACTAGCTTTAATAATCTCAATATCAGTCTGAGCTGAATTGATTACATTAGTTTCATTATCATTCTCATATCTACGTAGTTTTACATTATAGATCTTATCTTCCATTAAACATGTATCTATGATTTCTTCTGCTTTCTCTTTATTGATGTGTGCATTTTCTAACACAGTTAAGAAAGATTTCTTAAATGCTGAAAATACAGTATCTAGTATAAACTTTATTGCATTAGAAAATGATAATACTGTTTCATAGATATTGAATAGATACTCTAGACGTTTATCAGAGATAGTTTTTGTGATTATGTCAGTTTCATACTTATCAATTAGTTTAGGAAGGATTAAGTTACCACCTACAACATAACCATGTTCTATTGAAGATCTGCAAGCGTAGACAGCATCTTCCATTAAGAACTTTCTAGTAGTTCTTTCCATTTCAGAATTACCACCAACATAAAGAGTTGCCATACTAGATGTTAAAGTAGCAATACGCTTCTTAATCTGAAACAGATCAGTTTCACGATTATCATGGATTTCATCCATATGTTGTAATCTCTGGTATTCGTCTTCTAGATTTTTTATGTGTTCTTGTAGCTTTTCAGCATTAGAAGTATAACCATCGCCATCAATAAAGATAGACTTTAGGTCATCACCTTTGAAACGCTTACATTTACCTAAGTCTTTAATGGAGAAATCTTTAATCTTTTCCATTCCATTGAACTTATCATAGTAATGACATCCAAGAGCTAATGCTAAATCTTCAAATCTTTCTCTACCTCTCTTAGTAGATGCGTCGATATCTATAGCAACTACAGGTAGATGCTTATTCTTCTGCAAATTTGCATCAAAGAAAGATTTAACAGATGATGTATAGTTAGTAGCAATTAGAATTAGAGGTACATTCTGTTTAATACATATAGTATCCATCATTCCAGCAATAACATCTATTTCGTCATCTGACATCATGTCATTCATCATGAATACTAAAGCATTTTCATACTCAGTTGAAATTCTATCACTTTGGTTGGCCATTCTCGCATTAATCCAACCTCTAGGAACTTCAATACCTTGTACCTTTTCAAAATAGTCCTTACTAGATTTACCATTTTCTAGATTGATAAAACCGTATCTACCAATAGCCTTGAAAATATCACAGAATAGTTTGCCACTTTCTTGATTGTTGTTACAAGAAATAGTAGCTATCTTAGTAATGGTTTCATCAAAATTCTCATCTGTAATCTGAGTTGCATGTTCCAGAATTAGCTCTTCAAATTTCTCAGCTAGTACATTAAAGATCTCTAAGATATCTTGAGGTGCTAATTCTAGCTTTTCTGAAATAGTATTGATAGAACCAAATAGTTCATTAGCTATAATAACAGATGAAGTAGAACCATCACCAACAGTTCTAACTAGAGACTTAGAAATCTTTTTAACTATATCTAATACAGTACGAGAAATATCATAGTTATAGTTCATAGCCTTAAGAATAGTATAACCATCCTTAGTCATATAATGATCACCAAGTCTATCTTCAATAATAGTAGTACTACCATAAGGGCCTAAAGATCTACTAACTTCTTGTGCTATCTTACTTAGAGTAGAACGTATCTTTTCTTTAGCTTCAGCCTCATCTATAATGTTAGAATTAAGAAACAAATTGTCAATTGTTGCTTGAGCCATTTAATAAAGACTCCTTTCTTTTTTCTTAATCTAGATTTTATAAAAGAATAAGGAATCTTTTACTTAAAAGATTCCTTATTTTATGTTTTTATCTTATTTCAATTTTTATCAAATCATTATCTATAACTTGTACTTTAAAATCTTCATTACATTTTGCAGATTTATTAAAAAATTCAACTACATTTTCTATTCGTTCATTAGATACTTGTAAAACGACATCTTTAAAGTGATTTTCCTTTTCTCCAAAAGCTGTTTTTCCTTTAAATCCTTCTATTACTGTATATACAAAAGAATTTTCATCTAAAAATACCAGTAAATCAATGAATTTAAAAGCATTGTTTAAAAACAAAGTTCCTTCTAATAGGTTTTCAACTCTATTAGATTCAACCCAAGTAGTCAAATCCTTGAACTTTTTTAAACGTGGATTCATAGAATCACCACACTTTCTGTAATTAATAAATCAATCATCAATAAGTTTTTAATTACAGAAAAGTATAATGAAAATTTTTAACGTTGATTATAGATTTTATTGATATCACCGTAAGCTCTATCATTTTCGATTTTTGCCATTGCCTGAGCTTTGGCTTTTTCTTTTTCTTCTAATAGCTTACTTCTTGCTTCACATAGTTCCTTTAAGACAGCTATTTCAGAGTTTAATACTTCTGAAAGTGAAATTTGTCCTGCAAACAGGTCTAAAACTGAGACTATAAAATCACTATCAGCTGCTCTTGAAACTTTATAACTTACGTTACCATTTACGTCCTGTTTATCCGTGTAAAAAGGATAGTCTCAATATCTACAGGAATTCCAGGAAGCTTAGTTTTACAATGAGAACAGGTTACGTTATGGATTTGGTAGTCAATCTTATACTGTCCTAACTTCTCTTCAATAGCATTTTCTAGCTGTTCACCGTCTCTACTAGATAGCTTAAGTAGAATGTTAAGTAGTCTAGGCTTATCAGTTACTTCATAATAAACAGCATGACCAGTACTATAAGTTTCCTTAACATCTAACATATATAGATGAGAAATGAATAGCATAGCACTAAATGCATCAGCATATTCTTGTAGAGTTTCTTGCTTAGAGATCTTAAGCATTACCATATGATCATATAGAGAAGGAGTAGCAACATCTACAACAATCTTACTATCATTGAGCATAATTCTTTCATCCTTATGAATGACAGAAGTAGCAATTAGTTCCTCTCCAGACTTAGTAGAGTTTAGAATCTCATCTAACTTCTTAAAAGCATTTCTATCTCTAACTTCAATTAAAGACTGATTGTTAACAGTAACAGAAGTAGACTTACCACACTTACCACAAGTAATATCAAAGTCATTGTTATCAATAAAAGTCTGACAATAGATACCAAATAGTAAAGTGGATAGATCATTGAAAGAAGTAATCTTTAACCAAGTATTAAAGTCAGGCTTCTTAATAGACATAGACTGAATCTTATTATAGACAGTCTTATATAGTCTCTGACGGAACTGGAATAAATCACCACCATCAGAATTATTGATAGCATTCTTTTCAGATAGAGTTAAACCAGACATATCCGCAGTATAACCAGACTGACAGCAAGTTACAGTAAATGTAGCTACATTGCTATTGAAAACTAGATTGATATCTTCTGCCTGTTGAATAGGAGACTTATTAGTGATGGTAATGTTGTTTAAGTCAACATTGATCTTATCCATAAATGCTAACTTGGGATTATTACCTCTAGTAGACACTTTATTATCAGCATAAGAATGATAGACATACTTTTCTTCATTTCGGAAATTAGTAACTACATCATCCTTTAATGCACCTTCAACAGACTGATCTACTCCGTCAGCTTCCTTAGTAAAATCGATATTTTCACTATCATTAAAATCGATTCCAAAGTTTACTTCATCAATCATAGTTTCAGATTCTACTGCTTGTTCGGGTTCATCATCTAGATTGCCTAAAACAGAACTAACATATGCAGAGTCTTCATCAATAGGGATATCAGAAATATCAAGATTGACACCAGAAACATGTGCTACAATCTTTCCATCTGCGTGATCAGTATTGCCACCATCAATAGTTGTAACTACTTCTACAGTTTCTTTATCTGAATTTTCTTCATCATGTATTTTTGCAAACTTAGCTAAAATTTCTTCTTTAGAACTATTCTTTAATAAATCATCTAGATCAGATGTATTATTTACTTTATTAGTTGTAACCTCAATAGAATCAATTACTTCATTAATTTCAACTGGAATGTTTTCCATTATTCTTTTGACCTCCTTATCTAAAATAATGAGAATTATTTTAGTGTTATAAAATACTTTTTATTATAAAAAATTAGATATAAATCTTACTTTCAATTTTACCAGTCTTACCAACTTTTTCAAAAGTAAGTACCATATTTTCTCGTCCTTCTTTAGTCTTTGCAAAATTAATAAGTACACCAATTTTATTTTTATGTCTATCCATATCATTATTTATTATATCTACTAAAATATTTGCTATATTTATTGAAGGAATATATCTATTAATTTGATTATTTATTCTACTATTTAAATCAGATAAAGTTTCTCTATCCATAAATTCAAATTCATAATTTTCTATTCCTACACCCATATCAGGATCATCAGGATAACTCATAGGTTGCATTATTATAAGACGCTGTACTAATCTTGCTAATGCTGGCAAATCTCCATATGTAGAAACTTTTCCAAAATCATCTATAGATAAAAAACATTCTTTTTTTAAACATTCTTCAAATTCATTTGTAGGCATCTTTATAAAATCCTCCTTTTTAAAAAGGTTTGTTTGTAATTACTTGTTAAACAAATACATAATTAGAAAAAAAGTATTTTTATGAAAGTAGGTGTTACAATTCTATGGAATTTTTAAATGAAAAAGTACTTAATGAAGGACTATTTGGAAGTTCTTTACAGGAAATTTCTTATACAGATGCTTTAGAACAGTTTAGAAAAATGTATAAGCAATTAAAAGAGGCTATTAAGAAAACTACTGCTTGTAATTCTATAAAAACTTATGATGAAAAAACTATTTTTCCTAACATTTATGCAATTTCAAAAAAAGATTTCAGATCTACTATGCAACAGTATGCAACTGAAACTTTTTCTATTTTTGAATTAGCTAGAGAATCTGGATTAACTGAAAACATAGTCATTAATGAATTAAATGCTATTTTTGATGAACTCAACTACGCTTATAAGGATTTTTCTATCACTTTCTTAAGAACCAATGAAGGTAATGACACATATAGATTCTTTATCTATATGGATTTTAAAAAATGTTTAAAGAATATTCTTAGTGAAAAACAACCTAAGATGAGTTTACCTGCTGTTGATATGGTAAAGGAATTCAAGGATAAGAAAGACGATATCATTGTTAACATTAAGAAAAACCATTTAAGTAAATCCTTAAAGTTTGATAAGTCCTATCAGTCTGAAATTTTCAGATATCAAGCTGCTTCAGGTAGTGGTATTTGCTATTGTTTACAGAGTGAGAATAACGGATTTATAGAAAAGGATTTCAGTCATATTACTCCAAAACTTTCTTCTTGGTCTGTTACTATGAATCTGGCTTATAGTTTAGAAGAAACTATTTTAAAAGATACTCATATAACATTATCAAGATTTCCTAATAGAAATGGTAGTTATAGTTTCTGGTTACTAAGTAAATCTAATGTAAAAATAACCTATTAAACAATTAAGTATGTAACTAAAAAACTGTATTTCTATAGAAAGGAGACATTATAATGGCTAAAAAAGTTTTCCTTGGTGTAGGTCACGGTGGTAGTGATCCTGGTGCTGTAAAATATGTTAAAGAATCTGAAGCAAACCTAGTAATTGCTCTTAAAGTAAAAGAAGAGTTAGAACGACATGGTGTTATCGTAGGTATTTCTAGAATTAGAGAAGAGAATGATGACATTAGTGAAGAAATTAGAGAAGCAAATGCTTTTAAACCTGATATTGCATTAGACATTCATAATAATGCTGGTGGTGGTGATGGTTTTGAAGCTTTAATTCAAACTAATTCCTATGCATCAAAATCTAAGAAGCTAGGTCAATGTGTAGAAAAGCAAGTACTTGCTATTGGTCAAAATAGTAGAGGTATGAAGACTAGATTAAATGGTTATGGCACTGACTATTTTGGATTTTTACGTTCAGTCTATTGTCCTTCAGTTATACTAGAAGGATTTTTTGTTGATAATGCTAAAGATGTTGCTGATTTTGACACTATTAAAGAACAGCAAAAACTAGGTGTAGCATATGCAAAAGGTATTCTAGATTATCTAGATATTAGCTATAATGGTAAAGTAAAAGAAGATGATAAACCATCTTACCACGATCAAGTACAAAAACGTTTTGGATTTGATAATAACACTATGAATTATCTATCTTCTTATAAATATGCAGAAGCTTTACTAGAAAAGTTAGCTACTAAAAAGTAATTAAAAAGGGAATTATCATATATGATAATTCCCTTTTTTCTTTAATAAAGCTTGTTCTTAACAACCTATTAATAAAACGATATAGAAATTTTATAGTAAAGTAAGGTGATAATTTCTATGATGAATGAAAATCAACTAAAAATACAAGCTAATACTATGTTTTTAAAAGATGCTTTTCCTAAAATTCCTGAAAACATCTTTATCAATAACTTTAATGCTGCTGAAATGAATAAGATGAACTATGATCTAAGATTTGTTACTTTCAAAAAAATTGAAAGAATGATGCAAGTTTCACCATTTTATAAAGATCTTTATTCAGTAACTTTACCTAATGAATCTAAATTACATGAGGAAAAGTTAAGACAGATGAGATGGTTTGTAGATAGATATAAAGATACTATGAACTATACAGATAGATTAAAATTCACTTTTACTCTTATAAATCCAGAATTTGACTATAAAAATGGTGTATACGAACAGTATAGTCAACTAAACTTTGAAAAAGTATTAGCTGATGGAAGAAAGATTATAAAGTCTCTAGCTGGCAATTTCAAGCTTTTACATCAATACAATAACAAAACTATGGAAAAATATGAGATTTATGATGCGTCTAATAGTAATTTCATATTCCGTTTGTGTTATTATCCTCATAAAAAAGCTTGGATTGAAATTGAGAGTAAAGAATAAATGAGGTAGAATGCTATGGCAAGAACTATTTACAAATGTCCTTATTGCGAAAACAAGTATGTAGCTAATGATAAAAAAGATCAACCTAAAGCAAAATCAGCTCTTTATACTCATATGGAAACTACTCACAAGGATGAACTAAAGGATATGTCACCAGCACAGGCTTATTTCAACTTTAGATATAAGAAAACACATGGCTCTTGTGTAATGTGTCATAAAGAGACTAAATGGAATGAAGCTACTGAGAGATATGAAAGATTTTGTTCTGAGAAATGTAAAGAATCATATAGAGAAATGTTTAAGGAAAGAATGATGAAGAAGTATGGAAAAACTCATCTCTTAGACGATCCTAATCAACAAGAAAAAATGCTTGCTAATCGTAAAATCTCTGGTGAATATACTTGGAGCGATGGTAAATCTAAGTCTAAGTATACTGGTAGTTATGAAAAAGAGTTCTTAGAATTCTTAGACATAGTTATGAATATGACTCCTACTGATGTATTTTCCCCTGCTCCTCAAATCTTCTATTACAAGTATGAGAATAAAGATCACTTCTATATACCTGACTTCTATATAGCTAGTCTTAATCTGATAATTGAGATCAAGGATGGTGGTCAAAATAGTAACAACCATCCCAAGATTCAACAAGTCGATAAAGTAAAAGAAAAGTTAAAAGACGATGTCATGAAAAAACAAAAAGAATACAACTATGTCAAAGTAGTTGATAAAGATTACAGTATTTTCTTAAACTACTTACTCGATCTAAAGTATAAAGAAAACTAAAAAAAAAAGAGATATGGTTAAACAAACCATATCTCTTTTACTTTAGATAGCTTCACCAGTACCAGAAGCACAACTAGCTAACATATCATAGATCTTATCATATGTTTCCTTAGAAATCTTATTCATGATAGAATACATGTTATAGCAAATAGTCTTTAGATTTCTTAGATCAATATTTTCATTGCATTCAATGTAATCCCTATTCAATAAAACATCAATCATAAACCTATAGTTTTCAAAATCAATCTTTTCATTTCTAACATTTCTAGTGAATAGATTGACTAAGAACTTTGTATCTTCATCTAAAGAATCAATAACTGAATCTACATTTTCTTCAATATAGTCCTCAATTTGAATCTTTTTGTATTCCACAGAATTGATACTACACAGTTCTTCATATCTACCATTAAGAGCTTCAGTATCCAATTTCTCCTGAATGTAATTGAAAGGGATTACAAACCAATTAGTTACATGACTTAGTTTATAAGGAATACCGTCCTGTGCGATAACACAGTCAAAATCAGCTGCATATTTTCCTAAAAGAACTTCATTTCTTAAATCAGTAGTAAAGATTACTGAGTCACCATTTTCTACAGGTCTATTACCCTCAAAAATTTCTTTTTCATTTTGAAACTCTTCATTCAGTTGGTCTAGTTTATCCTTCAATTCTTCATCCATTATTTTTAGAACTCCCTTCTTGTCTTATTTCATCTAAGTATTGATTTAGTTTATTAAGCTTTTCTTCTTTAAGACCACTTAGCTCGTTATTAAGCATAGCTTCAAAAATAGCTTTCTTATATGTTTTGACTGTTTCTTTATTGAAATTTCTTTCTTCAAGGAACTTTAACATTGAAAAATTTGGATGATTTAGCTTATAAAGAGCATATACATAACGCTTATTTAAACACCAATAAGATTTAATTCTATCTGCTAAAATTTCTTCTTTGAAATGTTGTACTAGTTCATTAATTGTAAAACTATTTTCATTGTCTTTTAAGAAATCTGTTATTCTACTCTTTTTTGATATAAATTCTTTAATTGTATAGAAATACTCTTTATAGTTTTTATTGCTTCTAATAATCTTACGAAAAATTGAAAGATCAAAACTATCCCAATCTATTCTATCAGAAAAATCTTTATAAAAATCTAAAGAATATTCTCCACAATAAAGATGTGGATTCATAGATAAACAAATCCAATTTATAAAATGTTTATTATCAGCATTTTCTCTTATAAATTCTTCACTAAAGTTAGCCGTACAACAAAAATCATTAGTAAACTTTTTAAACTTTGTTTTATTCTTTAGAATAAAATTTTCTGTATAGTCTTGTGTTTCAAAAATCTTGTCAATAGTAGTATCTAGTAAAAAATTGGCTTTTTCTTTAAAAACCTTATTCTTTTTAATTGAATCAATTAGAGTTTGTAAAGTCTTTTCTGAAAGTTTATGATTAGATAAGATATCTTCTAATTTCATTTTAAAACTAAGACAGAAATGACTATCAATATCTATTTCTTTACTTTCTTCTTCAATTAAAAATTTTATTAAAGCATCATCATCAAAATTTCTAAATTCATTAGTATAGAAATTTTTACATCTACGAATAAACACATAATACTTTTTTATATCTTCAAGACTAATCGCTGTGTTATTCTTTATAATAACGTTCCAATCAAGATTATGTGCATATCTTTCAATTAACTTACTATTGATATTAAATAGTAAAAGATCTGATAGCTCAGTTGAGTAATATTCATCAATTCTAAATGTGTCTATAAAAAGTTCTGTTAAAGATGAATTTTCAATACAACTTAATAATTCTGAAATATTGATGATGGGAAGATTCATTATAATTTCACCATACGAAATTTTTCTTTTAATTCCAAACATCTCATATCTTACAGAAAACTTTAACAAGTCTGAAAGATTATATTGCATACAATTTAAGGTTTTTTCTTCACCAGTTTCATTGTCCTTTTCAATAATATAAGGTTTATAATTTCTAAGAGCATCTAAATTTATCTTTTTTCTTAATGAATCTTCATTCTTATATCTATTAACAAAATCTAATCTTGCTTCTTCACCATAATAATACTTATCTAAAAATTTTTTATAAACACTTGGATCAAGATCATCAATATCATAATATTTTGTCATTTTCCATCAACCTTTCTCTTTAAGGTTCTAGTTTTAGAAACTTTGAATCCAATGTAATCTTAGCTCCCTTATCGTATCCAAATTTAGTTTTTGCTTTAAATGAAAGATTTGCTAATGCTTTTCTTTCAGTAGGTGCTGATGTATACCCTGTCCATCGATTAGTAATTGCTCTTTCAAAATGAAAAACTGGTCCATCGTAACTATACACTTTGTTCTCCATAGTAAATTCTCCTTTATAAAAGTTTTAGTATAGTTTTTACTAAAACTAGAATATATATTTGAATTTTTCATTATTTTTTATGGAAAAAGTATAAAAAACAAGTTTTTAAAAAATCTAAGGAGTTGAAATTACTATGGGATTCCTAGAAAAAGCATCTAAGTTCATAGATAAGGTAAATAAGATTTCTAGAATTGTACATGAAGATCTTTTTATTGTAAATTCTGTATTAAATGAGTTTTTACCAAAAAGAGCTAATCCTAGATTATCACAACCTGTTAAAGATATTATGGAAGTTTTAGATACATATGAAATCGAATATGATATAGAAAAAGTATTTCCAGATTGTAAAAATATACGTTGTTTACCATTCGATTTTTGTATTTATACAAAGAATAGATTTTTCTTAATCGAATATGATGGTAAACAACATTATGAACCTTGTTTTGGTTTAAATGAAGAGCAAAAAATGGAAAATTATAATAGAACTAAACATAATGATACTATAAAGGAACAGTACTGTAGAGATCACAATATAACTCTTTATAGAATTCGTTATGATGACAACCATATAAACAAAACTATATCTATACTAAGAAAACATAGAATGATTTAAAAATTAGGATTAAGACTTATTAAAGTCTTAATCCTAATTCTTTTTATTCATCTTCATCGTCTAATGTAATAGCTAAGTAGATAGTACCACTTTCACCTATTGCATAAGATTCATCATCAATTTCAGTATCATCTACTATTTTCTCAATGAAACCTAATTCTTCTACAATTTCAAATGAATCTTTATCTAATCTATAAAATAATCCAGTATCTAAATCTACTGCGTCTATAGTATTATCTTCTATTTCTTCAGTATTTTCATCTAAGTTTGTTTGTATATCAATATCTTCATCAATTGTTTCTTGTATTGGAGTAGTTTCATTTCTATATTCAATATCTACATTTATAGTTTCTATACTAGTACTATTTTCAACAATAGTACCAATATCTTCATCATCTAGCTCATTATCTAGAATCTGATCGATATCGTTTTCTTCATTATTAGATTGATCATTTTGATCTGAAACGTACTTAAACTCAGAAGTAAGTTTCTTAACGATTTCAGCTGTAATAGTATCAACATCAGAAGACTCTTGCTTAACAGAAAGAGATCTTTCTTTAAATGCAAAGTCAGTAATGTTTTTCTTTAAGTCAGCACGTTGTTTAATGTAATTAAGTTTTGTTGTCTTTATAGAAATTAAGTTACTAGTTTGATCTTTTATGAATGATAAACTACCTCTAGATTGAGAATTCTTAACTCCATCAAAATGAGTTTTTAATTCATTATATAACTCATCTAGATTATTTAATTCTTCATTTATCAATTCCATATCATCTTTAAAAAGATCTTGTTTGTATAAAGATGATTGTTGTTCTACCTTAGTTTCTTCACTCATATCTGAATTATACCTCCTTTTTATAGGATTTTATAAAAAAAAATTATTGAATTGTTAAAATCTTATACTTTTTGGTATAAAGTATAAAAAGAGAAGAGGGTTAACCTCTTCTCTAAATCTATTTAAGGTTCGCTAGGGTTTGTTATTTTTGTTGTTGTTAATTGATGTGATAGAATTATAATCCTTAGTAATCATTTTGTATCTCCTCTTTCGTTTTACAAATAAGGTAGTGTTCTTTCCAGTCATTAAACTTTTCCGTCCTTCCTTATTGTAAGGTCATTAGAGTTATAATAAAGAGAAAGATACGTCTCCTCTAACGCATCTTTCTCTTTATCTTCTTACTAACACTAGTAAGAATTTGGTAAATCTGTATCTTAATACATTCTCCCCCTGAAAGAAATAACAGAATATAGACAGATTATATTTTTAGTTCTTTCTATTACTCTTTCAAGTTTAGAATATATAGATATAAAGTGGATTAATACATTTATTCTCTAGTAAGTGTATATAATGTTTGTATTCCTTCATTACGTAAAACTCTAGTATTCTTACCAGTAACGTCTAGTAAGTACTTAGAAGAATTGATTAGTTTTTCACATTCCAAATTAGCTTCTTGTGAATAAACAGATCTTAATGAAACTGTGTCACCATCAAACAATTTTCTTAAATCTAGATTTGTTAAATCTAGAATACTCTGTATTTCAATACAAAGACGAGACTATATCTTTTACATTCTTATTTTCACCATACATATAGTGCAATTAGTCGTTGAACTAGCATTTAATACTAGCTGCTGATTTTCCATAATTGGTTTTTTCCAGCATTTAAAGAATTTTATAGCGAACTTTGATAGTTAATCCGCTCCCAAGGCTTCCAACATTGTATTATGAGGAATAATGGTATCAATATAGTTAGGATTTTCATCTATATAAGGACTATCGACATCCTTTGTAATTACAGGATATTCATCATAATACTTACTACCAATTGTTATCTGTTGAGTTTTATAAGTAGTCATTATCTTGATTCTACTAGGATAAATACTTTGGTAATTTTCAATTGGGAAACGAGTTACATAGACATGTTTATCATGACATACTCTAACTGCAACTATATAGATTAAATCCAAAAGAGTAAATCTTCTTCTTAAATCATCTTGGAATAGATTTAAAGGTATTTCTCTAACAGTTCCTTCTTCTGTTCTAATAGGAACCATTATAGGATCCAATCTATTATCAGGAGATTTAATGTAGAGATTTAATAGTCCCTTAATCTTTTCAGTAGTAAATTTTGACATTGGATTTACTAGATCATAGTAATTACCATCATTAGCTTTTATACTATTTACAGAAGCAAATGTTTCTCTCATATAGTTATCTATCTCATATTGGAAGAAAGGATAGAATAGGTTGCATAGATGTGATAGAGGAATACCAGTATATGTGAACTTTACTAGCTGATCTGCAGGTTTGTTAGAATTGACTCGACCAGCTGATATAACTCCGCGAGTTGAGTAGTCTACAGTCTTTCCGAGTAAGTGATTCTTAAGTAATCCAGTCTTGCCTTTAATGTAGCTAGTTAGATAGTCATAGATTTCAACTAACTGCTTTTGAAGTCTTGATTCTGTCACATGACCCATAAAATCAAAATCACTATTAGAACTAGCTAAAGAAATTAGATTAGCATACATTTTGTTAATCTCATCTTCAGAAACTTTACCATGATCTAGTTTTTGTATATTGGAATCTCTTAGATATGCCGGAATTACAAGCCAATACTTAACAAATATCTCATCTATATCCATTGTGTTAAGCAAGTCTATAGTTCTATCACGTTCACCACTACCAGACTTTTTGAATTTCAATTTCTTGAAATTGTCATATAACCAGTCAATACCAGTATTACCATTCTCATTATCAGCAACTAGTTCACCTTTTTCATTGATAGAAAAATACCCAGAACCATCTATAACTCTAATGAAATTTCGATTCATCTTAGATAAACGTTGATAGAATAAAGGATGTAAAAAATGTCCTTTTAAATCGATATAACCAAAAATAGTCTTTCTATCATATGAGCCAACTTGTCCGAAAATCTTATATGATAGTAAACCATCATCGGTAGGATACCAACCTTGGTCAAATCTAATAGGATTAGTTACTTCTTGAAGATTGTTTACTTTTATGAATTTTTCAAGATTACAAATATCTATCTTCAAAGAAAACATCCTCCTTTCTTTTATGATGTTTTTTATAATGGATTGTTTTAGCTTATAAAAATTGACAAAAAAAGATGATAGAGCTAAGTTACTCTATCATCTTTATTAGTTTTTATAGAATATCCATATAAAAAGTCTGTAGATTAAACTTTTCTACCATATTGGTAAATCTTTCATTAGGTCTGTTATAACCACACCTAGGAATTAGAATTTCATTTCCAAAACCTTGAGCGTAAAGTACCATATCATAAATGCACTCTAATCTATCATCAGCAAAGATATCCCATTTGATTCCTAAATCATTAATAGGAATAGACTTTCTCGTATCATCCGTAGGAATAAATTCTATCTTTTCTGGACTACAATCTTTATAAAAATCTGCAATCCATTTTAGCTTACCATTAATAGCTGTTTCTGATAAACAATGTGATACAATATAAATCTTATCACAGTAATCTTGCATTAGATAACTCTTTAATGCAGTTGCAAACTTAGTAGGTTTTACATCATCGTAAAAATTTGGAACATTGAAGAAATCAGTAACTTCATGAATAATTTCTTCAGGAACTTTTTCTACATCTTTTCGTTTTAACCAATTACAAGTATAGTACTCAGTTCTATCAAGTAAGAAACGATCAGAAAATTGACGTAAATCTAGATACTTAGAATATGTTTCAATATTCTTAGAATCTAGTATTAATCTTATTTGTCTAGATGTTGACAAAGCTAACGTATCATCAAAATCAGTTACTAATACTTTAGGTTCTTTACCAGTTCTATTTGCAACTTCTTGTGGAGTTTCAATTATTTTATAGGGTTTAATTTCTCTATCATTAAAAATCATTCTTTATACCTTCTTTATATAAAAAATAAAGGACTATTTGTTGAATACAAATAGTCCTTTATATATTTATTCTTTAATAAGGATTGTCTTCACTACTGAAAAAGAAAGGAAGTTCTTATTCATCCTCCTCATCATCTTCCAGTAATGCTTTCATATTAGATGCCTTAGTTAGATTAGAAGATGCTCTCTTAGTAGTCTTCTTAGGAGTAGCTTCCTCTTCATCATCCTCAGAAATAGTCTCAGCTCTCTTAGCACCAAGAGTACTACGTACCTTACGATTTAGACCACCAGTGACCTTACCACCAGACTTAGATTCAGTTCTACCATTGATACTAAAACCATTTGCTTCAAATGCGGAATCAACTAGACCAGATACTAGAGCATAAGCACTTTCAAACAGCTGCTTCATACAAACAATGTCCATGTTGACATTTTCTTCAGCTTCTTCACCTTCAGCATTATAGTATCTTAGAGTCTGATCATTAGACAGAAGATGCTTATACTCATCAACAATTTCTCCATTCTGAACATAGGAAATGTAAACAAATACACCTTCTTCTTCAGCAACAATTTCAAACTGAGAACCATTGTTAGTCTGAGAAGAAATATGATTGATGATAATACCACCAATACTGCCAGTATCCATATCTTCAGCAGGGAACATCTGTTCTAGCTGAAATCTTACTCTAGCAATTTCATTAGCAGAGAAGTTAAAATAACCATTTGCATAGTTACCTTCTTCATTCTTCATGAACTTACCTTCGTCATCTAGAAGCTGAATCTTTAGAATTAGTTCATAGTTGTTAGACTTTTCTGCCTTTCTTAGAGAAGACTGTAGGACAGTACCATTTTCCTTCTGCCAGTAGTTAGGACCACTATTACCCCAAGCATATGTTACTTTTTCTCTATCATTATTGTTTCTATTGTTGTTATTACTACCTCTAGTTACTGCCATTGTTTTTGTCCTCCTTGTGATTTTGGTTTTTTAACTGTTTTTTATAAAGAATTATTAAAACAGTTTCTAAATGTATTATATATGTTTAGAAACTGTTTTAACATTTTAGAAACTAACAAAAGTTGAATAATACTCTTTGTTGTTATACTGCATCAGCTTAATACCTAAACTCTCTAATAGTAGATTACCAACACGAATGTTATCATCAATGATATCTTCATAGTTGATAAATGGGATCAACCAATCTGGAATCTTAGTTACAGACTTAGGCATACAAATAGCAGTCATTCCATAATGAGCTAACTTTTCATCACCAAAAATTTCTGTCTGAATTGTATTAAACATCTCTGTTTCATAAATAGGTTCTAAATCAGAAATATCGTTGATAGATAGTTTTAGTAGATTTACCTTTGCAGGTGTTTGAATTGTATTATCTGGATTTAGTTTATTCCAAATTATACTTCCTCTAGCACTTGCTACTTGATATACGTTCTTATAAGAATCGAAATCATTACACTTACCAGGAGTTAAGAAAGTAATCTCACCATTCTGTAGAGAAGTTCTAATCTCATCTTCAAATGCTTTAAAGATACCTAGAATTTCAGCGATATTGATTTCTTTTGCATTAAGAATCTTTTTCTCAATTAGATCAGTAAATACTTTTCTAGTTCTGTTATTGACATTTGCTTTCTTAATCGACATACCTTTCATGTCAATCTTACGTTTGATATTACCTTCTTGTAGTTCTAACTGTCCTGCGTACTGCTTCTTGTTTCGTGTAAGCATGAGTCGGGAGTACAAGAATTCGCTCTTCATATTGATAATTGGCTGCTTAACTTCAGTTACATTACAGTTAGCGGTAAGTCTATTCAATTCTTTCTGAATGAATTTAGCTAGGAATAGAATTGCTGAGTTAGGAATACTGTACATTAACTTATCTGAATCTGGTAACTGTATAGTCTTGTGTACCCATTTTACATATGGATCCAAATTAAGGAAATTAGAGTCAGTATCCACTGTCAGAATAGTACTTCTTTCCATATTGAAAGCTCTTTCAGCTCTATTCCAATACTGATAGTCATATACTACAAATTCTTCTAGCAAGTCCCATAGATTATCTAGATTTTTCTTAGTGTCATCATTAATCTCATTCGGATCAATAATCTCATACTGTAAAATATTCTCTAGATAACACTTAACTTTTTCATTTTCTAAAAATTCATAGATGTTATTCTTATAGTAAACACGATTTACAGACTCTCTATCTAATCCATTAATCAGATTTTTCAATGCAGATTTTTCATCTTTACTTAATGGAACATCAATAACCTCCATTAGTTTATTCAATAAATCCTGCTTCTTTTTTACTTTATCACTATCTAGATACTTTAGAATTTTCATATTCTTATTTGTATTCTCTAGACAATTGTTAATGTAAATACATAGATCATTGAAATTGTCATAATGAACGTTATTACTTAAGAAAGATTCAAATGCTAGAATTGAAGTAGTAATAATAGCATAGCCAGTATAAGTTACCGAGGCGGGTATCACTGGATTATAGAACTGACTATTTTTCTCACCCGTGGCTCCATAGTACGAGTTATTCAGTAGTTTAAAAGTCTTCTGCATCATTTCATAGAATGATTCTCTCGCTATATCACCCTCATTTAATGCTGCAAACTGTGCTTTCTTCGCTACTTTACGTTCAGACATCAACCAACTAACAAAGTCAGCATTTAAGTTAATTGCTTTTTCATGCTGCTTGAACATAACTCCATAACCAGTCATAATAGGATTTTTATTCTCATAAAAATCTAAGATATCTAGTAGAGTACATTCATTCTCAACTTTTTCATAGTTGTTAACTAGTTTTATGTTATTCTCATCTGAGTTTAGTTTTTCATTATTTGTTATTTGTTCATCAATTAAAGCTTCTAATTCTTCTATTGGTGTATCTGGTTTTAGTTTTGTTAAAGTAGCTAACATATCTCGCTTATACTTTTGTACGAAAGTGCTATTAGCAATATCAGCCATATAGAAAAACCACATCCTTTCTTTATGTAATGAATTTTTAGATGGAACTTTTTTGAATTAATGCACCCATTTATATAGATTTATGTCATACCAATGTGTTAATTTAAAATTTTCAATATAATCTGGCATTGATTGTATATAATCATCTAAATTACATTTTAAAACACTACTAATACTATAAATAAAATACTCTTTACGTGAATTATAAATCTGTATGAGAAGATTATTAGATTTTAAAACATTAGCAATACCATTATTCTTATATTTTTTATCTCCTCTATATTTGTATTTATTTCTCTTTAAAATTCTTATCATTTTAACTATTTCATTACCATTAAATAAATTAGATTCAAAATCATTATAGATATATTTCTTAAATCTACCCATTTCTAAATCAAATAGAAATCTTTTCTCAATTTGTTCGTTAGTCATATCATATACTCCTTTATATAATTAGGTGTACTATTAAGACATTCATATCTAACATGAGTATTTACATCCTGAATCCAAAACTTTTTTGAATTTAGAAATATTCTTATCAATCTATCATTAACATCTATAAAACACTTATGCCATTCTTTATAAGAATAGTTAAGATTTTCTAATAGAGTCATAAATTTTCTTATTAGATATCTAGAAACAATAAATCTTATTTCTCTAACACCCTGTGTATTAGTATAGATATCAAATCTTCCCATTTCTAAATCAAATAAAAATCTTTTTTCAATTTCTTCATTAGTCATTACTATTAACCTCAATCTTATGATTATAGTAACCTACATATTCTGGAATTTCATTAATCATTCCTTCATATCTATAAAACATGTTTACTCTCCATTTTTGATATAGCTTAAATTCCTTAGTTTCCATAAAGATCTTAATAATATTACATGAACTTTTATAATCTTGATAACACTTATAATAAAAACATTTGTATTCGTTTTCATCAGCTACAATTTCTTTGTATCCATTTTTTAATAGAACTTTTGTAAACTTGTTTATCCATTTATGATAGCTATTGTATTTACATTCAAAGTAAGCACAATTTTCTTTTTGAATGATTTTAAACATTCCCATTTCTAGATCAAAGTTAAATCTTTTTTCAATATACTCATTAGTCATAGTACTTTATTCCTTATTAAGATAGTATTGGTAATTACTTATATATTCAGGAATTTCATTCATAATGAGTTTATGAGTATAACCAATTTCATAACGTTTATTACATGGATAAACTGTAATTGATATACATTTATTAGGTACTAATTCATATATACTAGGATTTTTATGTTTATAGCCAATATTATCTAATAACTCACATAGGTTATAAATCTTTAAATTAGTACTACTATAAAACGAGTATGTTTTTTTGTTATACGTAGTACCATAATGCTCATGAGCAAGTGATTTAAATAATCCCATCTCTAAATCAAATAGAAATCTTTTTTCTATTTCTTTATTAGTCATAGTTTATACCCCATTATTATATAATCAGGTATTTCATTAATATACCCCATATGTTCATCAGAAGAAACCATAACAGTATATGGTGCAAGATATATTTTAGATTCCTTATTAATAGTAATTGTAGTTTTTCCTCTAGATACTTGATGACTCATATTATTAAAATACATAAAAAGATTATAATCTTTTTTATAACCAATATTTTTAAGCAATTTTGTCATTACAGCTTCATCTAAGAAAGACATATTTCTAAAAATTACAAAATTAGAATATTGTTTAAATCTACCCATTTCTAAATCAAACAAAAATCTTTTCTCAATTTCTTGATTAGTCATTATTTTTAACCTCCAATCTATGATCGTATTTTACTATGTAATCAGGGATTATATTATCTCTATTTCTTGTAAACCAAGGTTCATAGGATTCATGATGAAATTTTTTTACATTAGTATTGATTATAAGCACTCTATTACTAGCGATATAATTACTATATGTTTTATAATGTTCTTCTATTTCTGGTGGTAAAAATTCCACATATTCTGAATAATCCTTTAGTAATTTTGTTAGTTTGATTATGTATTTTCTAGGATTTTTATAGTTGGATTTAAAACATATAAGTCCATCACGACAAATTCTATACATTCCCATATTTAATTCAAATAAAAATCTTTTTGCAATTTGTTCATTAGTCACTTAGAACATTCCTTTCGTTTTTATATTCTCTAAAGAGTATCCCTTTATGTAACTAGGAATTTCATTAATACATTCATAACTATATGGATAATAACTAAAACTATAACGTGTATCAATTTGCTTAGTTTCTAAAGAAATATGAATTACGATATTTGATACACGAGGAATTCCTTTTCCTTTCATTAGAGTAAAACCTAATTTCTTTAATACTACAAAGAACTTAAGTCTTTTCTTAAAGTTATGTATATTCTTACATTCAAAGCTTATTATATTAGGATCACCTTCATATGCAGGTTTAAAAACTCCCATTGCTAAATCAAATTCAAATCGTTTTTCAATCTGTTCATTGGTCATTATTAATTTCATACTCCTCTATATAGTTTGGAAGCTGATTATAATAAGGACTTTCATATCCATATGTACATGAGGGAATATAAAACTTTTCTCTTTCAGGATAGATTTTAATAGTTTTACACAGCTCATCATTTATAAAAAGTTCATTATTAAAGTCATTATTATTAAATTCCTTATCAGACCAATAGCAATCTTGATCTCCTTCATCTACAAAATAGTCTATAGAACCACTATAATTAAACAGACTTAATAAAGTTACTAATTTCTTCCTATTTTTGTATTTAGGTACTTCAAAAATAATCTCTTTTTCATATCCAATAATATCCATAGCAAATGGTTTTTCTTTATCATTTTCAAAAATAGGACTAGATTTATATTTTACACTAGTATTTAAATCAAATAGAAATCGTTTCTCAATTTGTTTATTAGTCATATGAAACATATTTCCCCTTTCTATCATATTGATTGATGTAATCTGGTAATGGATTAATATCTTTATCTAATTCTAGTTGTTTACCATAATAGTTAAAACGTTTATCACTATATGGTTTCAATTCATTAACTATTTTAGTTTTAGTATTTACAACTATTATAACGTGATCTATATATCTAACGTTTATTGTATAACCCAATTTTCTTAAAACATCTACTAGATTTCTATTATCAAATTCAGGATAAAACCATATTAAACAATCTCCAACAGGATTATCTACTGTTTTAAAGATTCCTATATCTAATTCAAACTTAAATCGTTTTATAATTTCTTTGTTAGTCATAACAATTCTCCTTTCTTGAATAAAGTATTATCTCTTCAAACAATTATATATATTTGATAATTGAATTAACTCTACAGAAAGTAGGTGACTATATAAGTTATGGCTAGAAAATGGATTTACTTAGATGAAGCAGGAGATAAAGCTCCTACTGAATTAGATGCTAAAGCTGGCGAAACTAAAGGTGAAACTACTCCTGAAGCACAAGCTAACACTACTAGAGAACTAGCTAATTCTCAACAAACTCATATGCAAAACGCTAGATTTCATGCTGGTCAAATGAAAAAAGAAATAACTATGGCTAAAGATGAATATATACAGAAAAAAGCATCTGAAATTGCTGAAAGAAAAGCTGCTGCTAATGCATCTAAAGCACAAGAAGATTCTTCTATGTTAGATGAAGAAGAGGATGCTTCCATTATTGATAACAAATCATCTGATGAAGCTAAAGAAACTCTTAAAAAAGACGATATCAAAAATGAAAAACAACCTTTAAAGGAATTCATGGATTTTTATAAGTTCTTTACTTGTAAATAATGAAACTTTTTCTATGATCCTGAGAACAAAAATCTAGTATTCTATAAAGGTTTAAAATATAAAAACAATCTAATAAAGTCTATACGAATTCTTTATAGTTTTTATAAACTACAAATTTTCAAAGAAAGAAAGGTGTAAACATATGTTACTTGATGATTACAAGAATGTAAATAAGAAGCTAACTTCTGAGGAAGTTGAAGAGCAGCTAATCATGCAGGAAGACTATGAAGCTATTGTTGAATGGCTAAAGGAAAGTGGTTATGCTGAAATCGCTGATGATTACTCTATCTATGATGAAGCTGTTTCTGTTACTAAGAGTTCTACCCTTAAGGGAAAGAAGAGACAGCTAACTGATAAACAGTATGCTAACATGGTTCAGTCTATGGCTGCTATTTCTGCTGCTAGACAGGCTGGTAGTTCTGACTATAAGAAACTGGTTCAAGTTTCTCGTCTACGTAAGAAGCTAATTGCTAAGATTAACAAGCAGTATGCTTCTGGTGCTAAGAAAGTTGCAAAGCAGGCTCTAAAAGATGCTAGAAAGAACAGCAATACTGTTGTTAAGACTCCTGCAGAAGGTGTTGGCGGTACTAAGGGTACTCCTAACAAACCCAAGGTTTCTAAGTAATTCACTTCTTTTATTTAAAAATAATACAAAAAACACTATCATACTAACTGGTTTATTAATGCCAGTTAGTATGATTTTTTACTTTAGTTTCATTTATATATAATGATACTAAGATGGATTATAAAACATCTATTAATTCATAAAGGGAGGTTTACTAATAAGCATATGGCAAAGAAAACTATTAATCTAAATGAACTAATAGCTGATAAAGATAGTTTTTACTCACACTTAGAACTATACGAAAAGAAAGTACTAGAGATTTACAAAAGAAGAAAGATTAAGGTTACATTCTCACTAAATAATGAAGTGTATGAATGTAGTTTAGCCAACTTAATCACACAAATGATTCTTCTCATCCCATTTGTAAATCTAGGAGAAATGCCAAGTAATGACTTTATAGTATTAGACAAGATTAAGAATTTTAGTAAAAATTCTCTAATTGGATACTATAACGACATCATCAATCATGTCATTAATGAACTAGAAATCACAGATAAGGAATACTATAACAAACTAAATCTATCAATTAAGGAATCTATCAATCATCTATCTGATTTATCTGGTAAGTTCAATGTATATTCTGGTAGTACTATTAGTTTACATGATCTAGTTCATCTATATAGTACCAATAAGAGATTCAGTGAATTAGTAGATGAAGAAGTACCAAGTGGTTTAGACTTTTCTGAAATTGAAGAATTCGTTAATAAGGAATTCGATGAATTGATGGATATTCTAGAAGTTGAAGAAACTTGTTTTAAACCTTATTTTAATGCTAAGACAGGTATTAACAGAAAGCAGTTTAAAGAAATAATCTCTACAATTGCTCTAAAGGCTGACTTAGATGGTAACTTGATTCCTTATGTAATTCAGGCTAACTATCTAAAGGGTTTAAACAACATCACTGACTTTTTCATTGTCTCTATTCTAGCAAGAAAAGCCTTGATAACTAGTCATAAGCGAGTAAAAGAATCAGGATATCTTACACGAAAGCTATCTCTACTACTTATTGATACAACTCTATCTGAAGAAGAAGATTGTGATACTGATGAGTATGCAGAAGTCCTAATTGATTCCAAAGATACTGCAAGTCGTTATAATCTAAGATACTTCCTAAATGAAAATGAAGGATATCTAGAAAGATTTGATACTAAGATTCATCAGGACAAAATTGGACAAGTTCTAAAGTTCCGTAGTCCTATCAAGTGTAAATGTAAGGATGGTAATGTCTGTCGTACTTGTTATGGCGATCTAGCTAATGTAAACAGTGACATTCATATCGGTATTGTAGCAGAACTAGAACTTACAGAACAGTTGACTCAGAAATTATTATCAGCTAAGCACTTGCAGACTACTGCCTCAGACGTTATAGATTGGCCTGAAGAAATGTTACAATATTGTATTGTAGATAAGGGTTCTATCTATATTGATACTGATAAAGAGAAAAATGGTGGTTATTTTGTAATTGATGATGACGACTTAGATAGAGATGAAGATAACAATCTAACTATTTCTAAGTTTGCAATTAGAAATCGTATGGGTAATGAAATTGTTATAGAACCTCCTATTAAGTTAGTCTTATCTAAAACTATTGGTGAACTAATTGAAACTAATCCTGTAAGAGATTCTAATAACAAGATTACAATGAGTATTAAGTCTCTATGCAACATTAATGATGCTATTTTCACATTCAATCTTGAAAATAACGAGCTATCTACTTCTCTACAGGCTATCATTGACTTGATTGAAAGTTCTGACCATCTAGGTATTACTAACATTGATGAAATGGTTAATAAGTTCCTAGAACTACTCAATGAAGGTGATATTGGTCTAAATGCAGTTCATGCAGAACTAATTCTAAGAGAACTTTGTAGAGATGTTAATGATCTAACTAAGAAACCTGAAAGATTTGATAATGAAGAAGACTATCAGATTCTAAAAGTTTCTGATGGTATTTTCCAGTCTCCTTCTTCTGCTGTATCTTTGAGTTTTGAACACTTGAAAAAACAGATTCAATCACCTGATCTTTATGCTAAGAATGGTGTATCCATTTTAGATGAGTTATATTTTAACTAATTAAAAATTTGTAGAATAAGTATATAAAACATACTTATTCTACAAATTTTTTTTATAAGGATGGTGCAAAATACATATGAGTATTGAACGTTTAGAATGTGAATTCTATAGTTTACAATCAGAAGTATACAATATAAAAACAATTACAGATAGAATAGAAAGAAATATTGGTGATTTAGATGATTATTGTTATAATCCTATTAAAAATGAGATAAACGAGTTAAGAAGTGCAATATCTGCTAATTTAGAAAGAATATCTAATTTAGAATTTGAATTAAATAAGTCAAACTTTCAACAAGCAACTAACCTTTACTATCTAGAAAACAAAGAAAAGTATGACAAATTTTTTTATAGTGATGATGAATTAAGTGGATTTTTAGCAGAGAAATTTGGTAGTGAATACGATACTAAATTCTGGTTTGTGGATTATAGCAACCAGTATAGATTCTCAATAGCAAAAACAACTCTAGACTATAAATTTTTTGATCTAAAGGATTTTCTTATTCGTATACCTAATCTTAATGACATATGCTATGATTATTACAATAATCCATATGGAGTTGCTTATAAATACTGTGTTAATGAAAAAGAATTAATCAATTTTCTAAAGAAAAAATTCTTTGATAAAATAATGACTGCAAACTAAAGAAAGTGAGGAAATAGAAATATGTATGAAAATCAAGTGTATTCTAATTTTAATAATCTATCTACTTATGATTTAGATAGCACTACAGGATGTTCTAACTGTGGTACTGTAGATTCTTTAAATTCTTTAAATGCATTAATGACATATGTTGGTGATATTGATACGACAACAGTAGATTCAAGCAATTGTACAATAGGTTCTATTGGAACTACATCAAGTGGTAGTTTAGTTGTAAATAATGGTATTAGTTGGACCACATTAGATAGTAATTGGGCTACTGCTGAAGAAATATCTTTGAATTTCTATGAAAAAGAAGAAATGAGAGATCAATTAGGAGTTTTAGAAAACTACTTTAAGATGATGTATCTAAATACAATGAAGTATGATAGAGAATTATCTAGAAGTGAATTTTTAGATTTTTTAACTAACTATGTAAAACAGGCTACTAAAAAAGAAGAATGCTATATTAGTTTCGATAAAGATGCTATGATTGAAACTATCAATTTCAAGTTTGATAACAATACAAGATTCTCTCTGAATAATAGAAATGATCTATTTCCAGAAACATTCTTACACTTTAGAGATATGTTTTATGTAAATACTGAACCTTTCTTAAATATTGTAAAGAGAGCTGCATTTAACAGATTACTCAATATCTAATAGATAAAAATTGTAATAAAGTATTTTTTAAATATATATAATGACTTTGTATGATGTGTAAATTCTATAATACTACATATACATCATAAGTAATACATTTTTAAAGGAGATTTAATTACTATGAATCAGACAACTATGAATGAAATTAACAACAAGATGAAGAATGGTAGAGTATTTGGTCTGTTCCACAATGACCTCGATGGTTATGGTTGTGGAAAGGTAGCTTCTGTGTTTCTGAATATGGCAGATGCACATTACGTCAATTATAATGAAGTAAATAAGGAAATTGAAAGTTTCTGTAAGAAAGGTTATAAGAACCATGATTGTCTGATTGTAGCAGACCTAAATCTCGAAATGAGCAATATGGAAGCACTGAACAAGCTTGCTATTGATGGTTATCCTGTTATGTACTTTGATCATCATTTTAAGTCCGAAGCACAGTTTAATTTCTTTAAGAAAGGAAATATCGTATATAACTTTAGTAAGGAAATCTGTGCCACTAAGCTTATGTTCAACTACTTCTCTAGCCATGAATATGAGTACAACAAGATCAAGTTGTTGATCGATAAAAAGAATGATGAGTATGACTATAAGGAAGTTAATACTGCTAAGCTTTCTGAAATTGTTGATCTCATTGATTCTTGGGATCTCTATAAGTGGCAGAATCCTAATACATTTGAAGTAATTAACGATACTGCTAGAGAACTCAATATGTACTTCAAGGAATTTGGACGTGATAGAACTCTCTGGAAGATTGATAACTATATTACTGGACAGTTTGATAAGTTGTTTAGCAATTTTGACATTTCTAATCTCAAACTTCTTAAGAGAAATCTCACAATGGCAATTTATGACAGAAATGCTAATCTGACTACCATTCAGTATCCTTTTGATGGTGAAGTATACGATATCGGTATTACCTATGCTGATAGAGATGTTAGTGAAATTGGTAACAGACTTAACATTATGAATAAGAATCTGTCTTTCATTGTTATCATTGACATGATTCATAATAGTGTTAATTTCAGAACTATCTTTGATAGTCCTAATCTCGCTAAAATTGCAGCAAACTTTGGTGGCGGTGGTCATCCCAAGGCAGCTGGTTGTGAACTGAATGAGAAAGCATTTAATGCATTTGTCAATAGAACTCTTAGCAGAGATCAGGTTGATACTCTCATTTCTTTCAACAATAAGAATAATGCTAAGAATGAAGAAGTAGTAACTTCTGAAGCTGAAGGAAAGTAAGTTTTATAATGGAAGTATTAGAGATTTCTCTAATACTTCCATTACTTTTAACTTTTAACAAACAAATCTTTATGCACCATTTTTACAAAATTTAGAAGATACAGGAAAATTTGTTTCCTTTTATATAAATACAACTAAATAAAAAATTATGATTATACTAAATAAGAAAAAGGAGTTTAACTTATGAAAAAGCAAAAAAAGCAAAACACTATTCTAAGAAAGGTAATCTCTTTTGCAATGGTTGTTTGCTTCATTGTAATTATCACAAGTAGCTTTGTTTCCGCTAATGGTAATGATTCTAATTTTGATGTTAGCAAAAAAATGGAATTTGATATGAAGGCTGATTATGCTGCTTTGATTATTGAATGTTCTAAAGTAAAAACTGCAGAATCATTTGAACAAGCAAAGGAATATGAAAGACTTCGTAATCAAAAAATTGAATATCTTGGTAACAATACCGAATATTCAAAAACTAGCTATTTTACGGAATATACATCTTGGGAAAAGCTATTTGAAATTTCTTTCTATGAAAAGAAAGAAGATGGAAAGCTTTTAAATAATGTACAAGACAATGCTAACAAGATAGATAAAAAAGAAGATGTATATTTTAAAAGTGATATAAACTATGCAGAACTTATTGAAAAATCATTATTCGATCCTATGAATAATTCTTTCAAAGGAGCAAAAGAATACGAAAAGTGTCGCAATCAGAAAATTGAAACTATGTGTAATAGTGCATATAGTAGAACGTATTACTTTACTAACTATAATTCTTGGAAAGAACTATTTGAAAGTGACCATATGAATTCTTATTTTATGAAGAAAGATGTAAAATATTTTACAACTGACAATGTAAATATGAGATCTGATCATGATGTTTCTTCTGATATTGTAACTCAGTTGAACAAGGGAACTAGTGTAACCTATCTAGGTGCTATTAAAGTTAATAATGATGTTTGGTATAAAGTTTGCAAAAATAATACTATTGGTTGGATTAATGGTAATTATCTAGCTGATTGTAACAGTGTTAACTATACTGAAGAAGATATCTATTGGTTGGCAATGGCTATTACTAAAGAAATGGGTTGCGAATGGATACCTGAATATGCACGTAACTATGTTGGATGTGTTGTTCTTAATCGAGTAGATAGTGATCTGTACCCCAACACAGTATATGATGTTCTTCACAATGGTCCTTATCAGTATCCTTGGGCTTATAAGGGTGAATACGCAGAACCTTTTGAATGGTGCATTGAAACTGCTAAAGATCTTTTAATTAATGGTAATCGAATGCTTCCTAAAGATATCTTAGGCCAATCTGGTGCTAGACAAGGTACTTATACCTATGCCGAGTACTATGATGAAATTTTAGGTACTACTACATACTTCTGTGGTGGTTTCTAAGTTATTACAAACTAATGAGAGTATGGATTTTATTCCATACTCTCATTTCTTTTTTTTATTAAAAAAAACTAGAAATATATATTATAAAGATAGAAATTCTATAGAAATGGAGGTAAACATTTGTGTATAAAATACAGATACTAACATCTAGTATAGTAATACATGATTATAAAAAAGGTAATTATGTTGACTTCAAAAAGAAACTATCTGTATGGCAAAAGACAAAAAATGGTGGAAACTATATAAGTTGGTTTGCTTATAAAGAAGACGAAGAAAATGAAATCATGTATATTCACAAGGGTATTAAGTTAACTCAGCTAATGTACTATTTTCCTAATCATGAACTAGAATATGATTTAAGTGGAAAACCTTGTAAATACATGAAACTAAAACTAACAGTACAACCTAGAAGCGATATACAAAAAGAAAGTATTGAATATCTCTTAGGTAAGGGTAAATTTTCTGAATTCAAGAATGAAACTCAGAAATTCCTATGTTTGAAACCAGGCGATGGGAAAGCACAACCAATTAACACTATTATTCCTACTCCTAATGGTTTCAAAAAATTAGGTGATTTAAATGTAGGTGATTATGTATTTGATAGAAATGGTAAACCTACAGAAGTTACTGGAATTTTTAGAAGAGGAAAACTGAATAATTATAAGGTTGAATTAAGTGATGGTCGAGTAACATATTGTAATGATGATCATCTATGGACTGTTAAGTATGCATCTATTGATAATGATACTAAGAAAAGAGTTATCAAAGAAAAAACTATTCCTCTTAGTGAAATTATGTCAAAGGGTATTCTTAATAAACAAGGTAGATATAATCATTGGATTCCTATGAATGGCGAAGTTGAATATCCAGAAATAACTCTACCCGTTGATCCTTATATTTTAGGTTGTTTTATTGGTGATGGATGTCTTACTGAAAAAGCATTAACATTAAGTGCAAAAGATGAATTTATTGTAGAAAAAGTAGCTAATATATTAGATTGTAAACCATTTAAATACCATGATTCTAATTATAGTTATAAATTTGAAATGAAAGAAAAGCTATTTTCAGAAGATAGTCATACGTACTATAAATATATTAGAACTAAAGACGTTTTTGAAAATGATAACTTCAGCCTAATTGGATATAAATCTGATAATAAGTACATTCCAGATATCTATAAAACTGCAAGTATTGAACAACGTTATCAATTAATTCAAGGATTATTTGATACCGATGGATATATTGGAGATAATGAAAGATGTCATGTTAAGTATTATACTATATCTAAAAAATTAGCAGAAGATGTAAAAGAAATTTTAATTTCATTGGGTTTATCAGCTACTATTTCTGAAGATACTAGAAAAAATAGAAAAGATTATAAATGCTATGTAATTCATGTTAATATTCCAAATTATAAAAAGACTAGACTTTTTTCTATACCAAGAAAAGTGGCTATTGCTGAAAAACACAAAAATGAAATTAAAAGAAGAGATTATGACTATATAGCTATTACTTCTGTTGAAAAAATGGATAATCAAGAAGAAATGCTTTGTATTAAAGTAGATAATCCAGATCATCTATATCTTACTTCTAACTATATTGTAACTCATAATACCTATACAGCCATAAACTATGTAACTAAGTCTGGACGAATTCCAATTATTATAGTTGATAATGATAAGATTTTAAACCAATGGAAAGAATCTTTTAAGAAATTTACAAACATTGAAGATGATGAAATGTTTACAATTTCTGGCAGTGCTACTATAAAGAAACTAATGAGACAGACTAATAATCCATATAAAGTATACCTAGCTAGTCATAGAACATTAGATTCTTATTGTGATGGTAATTGGGAATTATTGAATGACCTATTCCAGAAAATAGGTATTGGTGATAAGATTTTTGACGAAGCACATGTTGAATGGAGAAACATTTTCTACATTGATATCAATACTGATGTTAAAAATACTATCTATCTAACGGCAACCCCTGCTAGAAGTAATTACAATGAACAAGAAGTATATAGTCGTTTATTCGATGGTGTTGTTACATTTGGTTTAACTGAATCTAGAAATGAAAAGTATATTAGGTATATTGAGTATTTATGGAATACACACCCTACTGACTATGAAGAACTCAATATGTCTAATGCACATGGATTTGATAGTAATCGTTATAATGACTATCTACTAAATAAAAAATATGATAAGTACTTCAAAATGTTAAAACAACTTTTAAATGACTTATGGAATAAAGATCCTGAACAGAAAATAGCTATAGTTGTAAATTGTAACAACATGATTGAAAAACTATATGATGATTTTTCTAAATCTATCTTTATCAATAATGAAACAAAAAAAGCGAGAAAGATTAAAGTAGGAAGATTTTGTGGTTTAGTTGCAAAATCTGAAAGAGATAAAGAATTAGATAATCAATTAATCCTTACTACTTTAAAAGGTTTTGGTAAAGGCGTAGATGTAGATGATCTATGTATAGTGATCAATACAGTTAGTGTTTCATCAGCAGTATTAATGGAACAACTTTCTGGTAGACTTAGATATAAAGAAGGAGTAAAAAAGTACTTCATTCAATTAACAGATAATGGTTTTAAACAATGCCGAAATCATAGTAAAATTCGTAATAGGTTCATGCAAAAAGTTGCAAAAAAGAGTTATGTTTTGTCAGACAAAACATAAAACAAAAGATTACAAATTATGATGTAAAGAAAGGAAATACTAATGAATTTCGGTAATCTAGAAAAAATTGAAGAATTAATTCTAAGACCTTCTAAAAACTTTTCCATTAAGAATACAGTTGTTTTAGGAAGACGAAATTCAAAAAATGGAAATAGGATAGATTGTTTTAAAGAAAATTGCTATAAGAGTAACAAATACACTAATTATAACTATGTTGGAAGTCTTTACATGGAAAGTTCTGATTTCTTAGTCTTTTCATGTAAAGATGATGAATCTAATAAAGGTATAGAAATTTATAGTTCTTATCAGCACATAATGAAAATACGAAATGCATTTAATACTGTAGTTGAAGATTTAGATGATGCATTTGATACATTTGACGATGGTGTTATAGTATTAAAACCAGAGTATGAAGATTATGTAATAAAGATTAATAATCTAGTTGGTGGTCATTCTATAAGTATAGTTTTTGATGTAATTAATAATGAAGATGAGATAAGTAGTAAATATACTAAAGGTGTTACTATCTTTTTTAATGATGAAAATCTATATACTACAATTACGGATGAAGATTTATACGGAATTACTTATTTTATAAATAATTTTGATCTTTTATCTTCTTCTCAACATTTAAAACAAATGGCATATATGCAACAGATTGCTCATGCATTAGAATTGGAAAATATGGAAATGATGCCAGTAGAATATAGTTATGGTACTGGTGGAAAAATAAGTAGTGGTAAGAAACGAAACTTTAAAAAAGTTTCTAGCGATAAAGATGAATAAAGGGAAGGAAAGTAATTATGAATCAAATACAGCATGTAAAAGTTGATGATAAATTTATAAAGTTACACGATGAATTTGATGAATATTCAGTCGTTAAAGGTGATGCATACGTTGTAAATGACCAGATTTTTATTTATAGGGGAAAATATATTAAGAGTCAACAACCAAAATTGGTTGGACTTTATCTAAAAGATGATGGAAGATTTATTACAGTAGGTAAATCTACAATTACTGAAGATGATATAGTTAAAAAAGATGAAGGAACAAATTTGAATTCTATATTGTCTAATATAAGAAAGATGGAAACTGTTAGTAAAAAGACTAGTACTAATAGTGGAAAAATTTCTGTAAAGAAATCTTCTATATCTAAAGAAAAAAGAAAATTAGATAATAAAAAGAGAATCAAAAGAGAAGAAGTATTAAATTTTGCTATCTATAATGATGATGATCCTATGGTAAGAATTATTAAAGAAAAGATTAATTCTATTTCTTTAACAATGGCTGATATTTATGAAGCAGTTGAAACAGATAGTATAGGTTATAATCTTTTCTATGGACTTTCAACAAGACCTAATATGACTTGGAAAACTTTTGAAATTTGGTGTAATATTTTAAATGTTGAACCTAATCTAACTATAAAAGACAGGATCTAAATATTTTAAAATAAATAAACTCATATACCTATATATAGGTATATGAGTTTATTTTTATGAATTATTCTTCTACAAATTCTACTTCAGGATTAGAATCAGAAACTAATTTCTTTAATAGAACGAAAGAAGCACTGTCTTCATATTGAATCTGTCTATTGGACAGAATCTTTTTACATAATGCTTTAGAAGTAAGGAAAGCTTCATTATAGTAAGCACCTGCACTTAAATCAGGATCATCTACTAAAATAGATTCTTCCTCTTCAGTAACAACTTTTTCCTCATTTTCTATTACTGAATCTTCACTAACAAGTTCTTTTACTGCAGGTTCTTCTTGAACTTCTACAGTATTTTCAGTAACTATTTCTTCAATTTTTTCTTGTTTAGTTTCCTGAACAACTTCTTGTTTAGCAACTTTTACTTCTTCTTTTTTGAGATAAGGGGTAAAAGGAGCAACAATCTCTTCTTTTATAATTTTTTTTAAGGGAATATTAATGATTTTAACTGGATAGCCAAGTCTAATTAATTGATCGCAATGATCCTTAGTAATAAGAATTGGATTTCTAATTGGTCCTTGACCTAAACCAGGAATATAACCCTTTTTGTTTATAGTTACCTTAACACGAGCCAAGTTCTTTTTCACCTGCACTTTCTTTTACGGATTTATGATTCATTTTTATTTTTATAGTAAAAGTTTTCATATAATTCGTCTACTAATCATATAAAAATTTTTATTATATTTTTCTAGATATGAATAATCTAGTTTTTAATTATGCAAACCAATCAAGAATGCTATAAGATTCCTTTAATTCTTTCTTATCATCTTCGCATTCTTCGTCATCACATTCTTTTTCTTCTTCCTCAGACTCTTTATCGTCTTCTTCTTCAGAATCTTCCTCTTCCTCTTCTTCATCCTCATCTTCATCTTCTTCGTCTTCATTGGAAGATTCGAATAAAGCAGCAAATTCTTCATCTAAAGATTCCATATCGTCGGAGTCATCAGTCATTTCTTCATCAGCTTCAGCAACAGGTTCAACTAGACCGCCAACAGGACGCTCAGTATCCTTTACATCAGCTTCTTCAGCCTGCTCAATGGTCTCACCCTCATCAGGGCAGCTAACCTTTAGAAGAGTACCATCACATTCACTTTCCATTAGTTCCATAGCACCTAGAATATCACCCATTTCAAATAGGAAATCTACTGCTTCGTTACTAAATTCGTCAATATTTACAGGAGTCTTCTGATTATCAGCATAATCAACTTCCTTGTTTAGCTTAGTATCAGCCTCTGCATCACTAGCATACTGAGCGGAGAAGTCATCAGTAAAATCTTTAGGTTCTTGGAAATCAGTAGTATTGTCATTATCAGAGATAGGCTTCTTCTCAAAGTCATCCTCATAATCTACTTCATTCTGAAGATTAGTTACTAATTCATCATCAACTACAGTATCTTCAATGAATAAAAAAGGCATCTCATTCTTTAGCATTTCATTATTCACTCCATTCTCACTAAGATTTAAAAGTTTGTTATCAATAAAGTTTTCAAATTCAACATCTTCATGAATAAGTTCATAAAAATCTTTACTGTCTTGCTCATTTTGAAGTTCAGTATTGATTTGTTTGGAAAGATTATTTAACATAGGAGATAAACTTCCTCCTTTCGGATTTTTATATTTTTATGAATTTGTTAATCGGAAAATCTCATTTTTTAAGATAAAAATAAGACAAGGTACTAATAAGTACTCTCTAAATGTTGGGAAGAAATTGTGTTTATTTAAAATCTCTAATAACTCATTATCGATTACTAATGTTTTGTTAAAATGTTTGATAAGAATATTCTCTAAGAAATATTCTTTTCCATCCTCATATTGAATATTACTATTACAATTGATAACAAACTCTGATTGATGTGGTGTGATAAATGCATGACGTACTAAATGTTCAGGATCAGCTTTATCTATAAATCCATAATTAGTATTACCTAATCTGCCAAATACATCATCGTAAGATAATGAAATAGTTTTCTTAGCTTTGTAATTCTCATAAGTACTGTCTAATTCCTTAATAGTTTCATTATGGCTATCGGAAGGAACATAGCAAACTCTGTAATACTCATTGTAATCTAAGCTAAAAGGATTATTCGTAATATTCTTTAAGATTTCCATAGTAACCATATCTTCTAATTTGAAATAGTCGATATCATCTTCTTCTAATGCCTTATAGATAGTCATATCATAAAGCTCATAGAATGCAGGTGAATCAATAAAGATATCTTGAATGTAATAAGAACCTAAAAATGTTCTCTGAGTATTATCTAGAATACCGTTGTTGATTAAGAATCTAATTAAGAATTCATTATAGATGTTTTTATCATTATAACGATAAGTAAACACATTATACTTTCTGTTAAGGAAAGAATTAATGAAAAACTTTCTAAGTTTCTGAATGTAGTTGTTAATGTTTTCTATTAACTGGAACTTAGTTTCTTCTATAATTGGATTATTCTTAGTACCTATGTTATCATACTCAACTGAATATTCAGTCTCAACTTTTTCTTCTGCATCTTCAGTTCTATGATGAGATAACTCATACTCAATTTTATAGAATTTTTGACCATTTAGTTTATCCATTTCAATTTTAGTGACATGGAAAAGTAACTGCTCTTCCATGTAATCGATATGGAAAAAGTCATCAACATAAGGTTTTATAGTATTAGGTAGAATAACAGCTTCACCAGTTGATTCAGTATTTAAACCAAATGCTTCATCAATATCTATAGTTGGATTAGACTCAGAAGCTAAGTATAAAGGAAAATCATTGATTTTGTTATACTTAATTGGACTTTCATAACCTAATAAATCCTTAACTGTCTCTAGAGGTTGATCTTGCTCTGAAGCAGAAACATTCTTGTTATAGTAAGTTACAAAGATAGGAGTACCTTGTAAACGCTTAGATTGATAAGAATAAGTATTCTGTAAATGTCTTAGAATATTTTCATGGATTATCTTTTGTTCTACTAATCTTGCCATAGACTATATCTTCACCACTTTTCTATATTAGTTTTATATGGAAATGTTTAATTTATTGTTTGAATATATATAATAAAAGTAAGAAAGGGGATTTGATAACACTATGGAAAATACGATAAAGTTAACAAAAAAACATATGTTTGATTTTGAGTTGAAATACAAACACTTATTAATAGGATGTCATAATCATGTTTTTACAATAACTGAACGTACTAAATTGAATGAAGATATTTTTAAGTTAATCACAAGAGATCTATCACATAACTTCAAATACAATGGATCTACTATTTTAGAATTCATAGAAGATTATCAGGACATTATAGATTGGAAGCAACTAATATATTCAGAAAGAGCTTTTATCGAAACAAATTTAGAACTATTCGTGGATAAATTCAATAAAAACTTTGATGAATACCATTGGTATTGTATATCTATTCTTTGTAACGATGAAACTACAGATGAATTTTATAAAAAATATAAGGATAACTTAGACTGGCGGTACATATCACAACAGCGTAATGATATTGATTTTGATATAGATTTACTTTTTGAATTAAAAGACTATATAAGATTTGATATTATGTTAGATAGAATTGATAGACATGAAGAAAAACCTAAAAAGTTTGCTAAACATATAAAGAACTATTGTTTAAATCATATAGAAGAAATTTTATCTTATAATAGAAAGGATAACACTAATGAGGAGAACTCTAACTAAAAAACATCTATTCGATTGGGAGATGAAATATAAAGATAAAGTAAAGGAACAGAAATTTGACAAACTTACTTTAAGAAATTTTGATACTCTTATATATAAAAATCTTCATTATAGCTTTCAGAGTGATTATAACCTAGTTACTGAATTTATAGATGACTACATGGAACTTATAGATTTTGATAGATTTATCTATCAAAATTGGTATTTTGTAAATGAGCATCTTTACAAATTTGTCAATAAGTATGAAAAATACATCGGTGATAAGGGTTGGAGTCATATTCATGGTATGTTTAGTGTATACAACAATGAAAAATTTATCATGAAATATATTGATAGACTAGATATTCAAACGATTATAACAAAACATGAATTTTCTCCAAAATTATTACTCTTTTTAAAAGACAGAATGACTAAAAGACAGATAAAAGAAGTAATTTCTAAAATACGTTATCATAACGGTAGTGTTATAAGTCAGCAGATGTTAAAGTATACTGTAGACCATTTAGAAGAAGTGTTAACATATACTGGAAATAAAGAGGAAACTGATAATGAATGAAACGAAAGTTACTAAACAACATGTTTTCAATTTTGAATTAAAGTATAGACACCTATTAGAAGAATACATAACCAATGAATACATGTTTGGTGATGGATTAACTGTACATATGATAAACGATATAGTTTATGATGTAGTATATGCTTTTACAGATGTTATTCATATACCTGAATTTTTAGAGGATTATAAAGACTTAATAAACTGGCGTAGATTTCTTAGGAAAAATACTTATTGGGTTTGTAAAAATCTAGATAAAACAATTGAAATTTCAAATAAATACTTGGATAATGAATGTTGGAGTTTTATCTTAAATGAGTTATTGGTTTCTGGTAGGTATCATAGTATTAAACAAGATGAAGTTGAAGGATTTCTTAAAAAATATAAAGATGTTATAGATTGGAGTCAAATTGTTGATTATTCATTCTTTAATTTCAGTTTAGATTTCATTTTAGAAATGAGAGACTATTTAGATATCTATAAACTGATATATGAAAATGATGGTGATTTCAAAAGCCAAATGGTAACGTATGTTGAAGAAAATTTAGAAACAGTGATAAAGTATAAACGAGAGGAAAATGTAAATGGCTAAAAGAGAATTTACTAAGAAACAGTTATTTGATTGGGAGATGATTTATAAGAGTAAAATACCTAGTACTGAGACAAGTTTTACAAATATCAATACTCTAACTTTTAAAGCTTTGGATGTCATAACAGAAAATTTAGATAGAGTTTTTTATGGTAATAGAACTGTTATATTGAAATTCTTAAGTGACTATAAAAATGTCATAAATTGGCAAAGAGTATTTGGTGTTTCTTATTGGAATACTACCGTGAATAATAACCTAACTACAATTGTTAATAAGTACAATAAATACTTTGACAAAAAATGTTGGGATTGTCTAAGCAAGCATCCATATTTTTGTAGGAATGAGAAACTTATTAGAAAGTATAAAGATAAAATAAACTGGGATTCTATTTCTGAATGTCATGACTTTTCTCCTGAGTTCTATTTAGAGATGAAAGATTATATAAATCTAAAAATCCTTAAAACTAAAGTGTTTAATAGAAATTCTACGTTTCGTATTAGATCAAAACTAGGTGATCAGATTCTTAAGTATTTCTTTGATCATGAAGAAGAAGTACTTACATATGATCCTTCTAGTAAAAGTGAGGAGATAGTTAACCATGAAAAAGAAGTTATCTAAACAGGAAAAGTTTGATTTAGAGTTAATCTATAAACCATTATTCTCTACAGTATCTAGTATTGAATTATCTAGTTTTAAAGATGATAAAGCTTTTATCAATAAGTTTGTAGATTTTATAGATGAAATCTATAAGAATGATTTAGATGCTACTTATACATTCTTAGTTGATTATGAAGATTTTATAAATTGGTATCGTGTAACAAATGTAGCTCATGCTTTTATTAATCAAGATCCTGTACGCTTTGCAGATATGTTCCACGACCAATTTGATTTAGAAACAAGATGTTGGGAGAGGCTTTGTCATAATTACTTTTTCCATAGTAATGAAGAATTTATTAGAAAATACAAAGATAAACTAGATTGGGTTCTAATTTCTGGTTATCACGACTTTACACCAGAATTCTTGTATGAAATGAAAGACTATATAGATATGGATGTTATACTAAAGAATATAGATAAAAGACATAAGATTTATAGCTTTATAAGGACATTTATGGAAACTCATCTAAATGACTTTATTAATGACTATAGAAATGATAAGTTAGGAGAGAAACTATGAGTAAAGAACTAACTAAAATACAGAAGTTTAATCTAGAGATGGTTTATAAGCCAATGTTTTCTTCAGAATTTAAAAAAGTCATTAACCATATTTCTATTGATGATATTTTAAAAGATGACCATCTCTTTCTGGAAGAATTTTCAATAGAAATGAACTGTTTCTTTAAAGATAATTTAGATAAAATCTTTGAGTTTATAGATTTATATAAAGATTGTTTGACAAATAATGCTTGGATGTATATAGTAAGTAATAATCATCGTATTAGCCATTTGATGTCTAGAGAAACTATCGTAAGTATAGCTGAACGATATGAGTCATATATGACTAAAAATTGTTGGGATCAAATATCAAATGTAATAAGAAATAATGATGATTTTGTTAGAAATTATAAAGATAAACTAAATTGGAAACGTTTATGCAAAACATATAGATTTACAGAGGACTTTTTAATTGAAATGAAAGATTATATAGATCTGAAGAACTGCTTTAATAATTCCAATTTTAGTAAGAAAACTAAACTTAAGCTAATAAAATATCTACAAAATCATATAGAGGAGGCGTTAAATGAGACTAACTGAAACAGAAATACAAAGTCTACAAAACTATAATTACACAAGTAACTATCAGACTAAATACGAAACATGGTGGAATCGTAAAGAGTACTGGAAGGATATACAAATACATCAAAAACTAAGCAGCAAATTCATAGACGAATTTGCTGAGTATTTAGACTTTCAACTCATATCTTCAACACAGGTACTTTCAGAAGATACAATAAGAAAGCATTACGATCAACTAGATTGGCATGATTTATGTATGAAACAAACTCTCAGTCAAAGTTTCATAATTGAGTTTATTGATTACATTGATTGGGATATGGTTTCATACTATCAAAAATTATCTAGAAAATTCTTAGTCAAATACAAATGGTATTTGAATTGGTGCAATGTATTTAGAAATAAGGAAATTTCAGATAAGGTTAAGGAAATGATTATAGATAGTATAAAGTACTAAAATGGAGATACAAATATGGATTACAAAACTATAACTAAAAGTACTACTATGAAAGAAGCTGAAGAAATTCTTAATTCAAATGGTATAAAGACTCCATTTGGTTGGGAAATAGCAATTGGAATGTTACTAGAAGGACATGATCATATAGAAATAGAGGGTTACGGCTCATCTGCAAACTTTATTCTAGTAGATTAAAACGAACAATAAAATCCATTAGAATAAAAAATAGAAAGATGAGATTTTATGATTAAAGAACTTTTTACAATGTCAGTTTTAGTATTTTTCTGTTCAAGTTTAGTCAATGTAGTTATTTCTACTATGAAAACAGTATTGACTGTTAAAGCTAGTAAACAAGTAGCTACATTTATCAACTGTCTAAACTATACCATCAATACTGTTATCATCAAACAAATTTCAGAATGTGATGTATGGATTGCTGCCTTAATTACTTTCTTTACAAACCTAATAGGTGTATACTTTGCACTTTGGTTGATTGATAGATTTAAGAAAGATAAGTTATGGAAAATATCAGTAACTATCAAGGATATTGAAGTACTTTATAAGGTTGTAGATATCTTAGATACTAAAGATATCCCTTATACTTATAGATCTATCTACTATAGTAAGATGAAAAAAGGTGGACAACTTGAAATCTTTGCTAAAGGCAAAGAAGAGAGTAAACTAGTAAAGGAAATCTTAGAATCTGTTAAGTGTAAGTATGATATAGTAGAAGCTATAAGAACAGAATTATAAAAAAGACTAAAGGGAATTAAATCTCCCTTTAGTCTTTATTTTTTTTTAGAATTCTAGTTCATCAGCATGGCTACTAATCCAACCACGATAGTTCTTAGTTAGTTTACATACTGCAGATCTAGGATCATCCTTAAAATGTTCTATGTATTTAACAAAACCACTATGTTCAGGATGTTCATATAAGTCAATCTGACCACTATGTCCTATAACAATAACCTTACAGTCATCATGAATTCTAGTTAAAACTTTCTTTAACTGATCACCATAGAAATTCTGTGTTTCATCAACTATTATAATCTTATTTTCAAAGTTACAACCACGTAGATAACTATGTGTTAATACATCGATATACCCAGTACCTTTCTTTTGGTTCATTATATCCATCTGATTAACAGTTGTATTAACATCTACATTTAACTTGTTTAATGCTTGAAAGAAAGGTTCAAAATAAGGTGCTGATTTTTGATCGATGTCACCAGGAAGGAAGCCTATTTTGCTTTCTTGGGTAGGAGCAGCTACATAGACAATACCTTTATATAATCCGTATTTTACTAACAGATTAGCAGTAGCAGTAGCAATCATTGTCTTGCCAGTACCTGCTTTTGCATCAACAAAGATTATAAGCTTTTCAGGATTCCAAATAGCATCTCTAAATGCAGTTTGTTCTTCATCTAAAGTTAGTCCATAGAAAATATCGTACTTTAGATCACTAGGAGGATTCTTCTTAAAATCCTCTTCTCTATAATAGTCTCTTTTTGCCATAGCTTTATAAGACTCCTTCCGTATTATAAAAAATAAGTAATAGTATTATGTTTACATTATTCAATTTTTATAATTTTTTGTTTTGAGTGAAACAATCTTTAATGTTTTATATGTAAAACTACCAAACAACATTCAATTAATTCAATAATTACTAAAGGAAAGGAGGAAATCTTTTCGTTTATGAATACTACTTCAAATAATTCCTATATCATAGATGCTCAAACTGATAACAAATCTTTTAAACGAATGTATAAAATCCTGAAAGCTTTAGGTATAAAGAATAACAAATTCTTCCTAAAACTTTATGATAAGACCTTACAAGGTGTAAATCCTAGAGATGAAGCTAACTTAACTAAAGAACAGAAAATACGTATTTTAGCTGAAATTAGACGTAACCCTTGGTATTTCTTAAGAGAAGTTGTTATCCTTGATGTCGCTGGTGGTAAAAAAAGATACGAATTGCATCGTGGTAATCTTGCTATTACTTGGTGTATGGTTAACAACTTCAACTCTATATCACTACTACCTCGTCAGCATGGTAAAACCGTATCATCTTTATGTATGTTTGAATGGTTTTATAGATTTGGTACATTGAACTCAAATATCCTATTCATGCATAAAGACTTTGGTGGTAGTAAGAATAACCTAAAAATCATTAAGTCTATAGATGAGAACTTACCATCTTACTTAAAAACTAGAGATAAACGAGATGTAGATAATCTAGAGTATATAACCAATACTGCTACTGGTAATACTATTCGTGCATTATCTTCAGCTACATCAGCTAGTGAGTCAGATAAACGTGGTCGTGGTCTCACTGCACCATTAGTAATGTGGGACGAGTTTGCATTCCTTGGCTTAGGGTTTTACGGTAGAAATATCGTATCAAAATTTCTTTAATTGTTGGAAATTCTATATAGATAATCAACAGCTAAATTTTTCTTTTAATTCTAATTTCATTTTAAACTATGGGAAAATATACAACTGAATGGTATATTTCAAGTCTTGATGATTCTCTTAAAGAGGAATATGAAGTTCTTGGTGAATATACAAAATGTCATGAATCAATAAAAGTTAAACATAAAATTTGTGGTAATGTATATGATGCTCCTGATGCTAATGACTTTAAACGCCATAAAGCTAATTGTCCAAAATGTGGAGCCATTAACAGAATTATTAATAGAAGTAATACACAAGAAGATTTTGAAAATAAAGTATTTGAATTAACTGGTGATGAATATACTGTTATCGGAGATTACATTAATGAACATAGAGATATTGAAATGAGACATAATACATGTGGTGAAGAATTTGAATGTACTCCTTCAAATTTTATATATCCTGCATCTGGCAGAACTATAGGAACTAGATGTCCAAAATGTTCCGAGATAAGTAGACGAAAAAATAAAACTACTGATCCTAAAGAATTTAGAAAAGAATTTGAAAAGATTAGTAAAGGAGAATATGAACTTTTATCAGAATACACAAAGATAAAAGAACCTATAACTGTTAAACATGTTTTATGCGGAGCTGAATATCCTATTATAGCAAATAGATTCATTAATGGAGATAGATGTAACTGTTTATTTTCTAGTAAAGCAGAAGATAAAATTCGTAATTGGTTAACAGAAAACTCATTTAACTTCATAGCAGAAAAAAGATTTGAAGATTGTAGAGATAAACATACTTTACCATTTGATTTCTTTTTACCAAATTTAAATATTTGTATTGAATATGATGGTATTCAACATTATAAACCAATAGATTTTGGTTGTAAAGATAAAGAAAAAGTTGAGAAAAAATTTAAAACTATTCAGAAACATGATCAAATTAAGAATGAATATTGTAGAAATAATGAAATTAGATTAATACGAATTCCATATACAGAATTTGATTCTTTAGAAAGGATATTGGAAGAAGAATTAAAAGAAAATTAGTTTAACGACTATTACGTACATTACAAGTGTAATGGAAATAAGAAAAACCTATAATAATGGTTTTGATATAGTCTAATCTAGATAGAAATATCTAGTTAATTATAGATGTAACGAATCTATACAAATATGAATGAAAGTACAACAAAATAGTTTTCCAAGCAGCTGCACCTGCACAGTCTCAGGCTAGAGTTGAAGCTAGAAAAAATGGTTCTTTCTATGGAGCTACCATTATTACAACCCCTAACAATATAGATAACAATCCTGAAGCTGAAGGAACTTGGTGTAAGTCTGAAATGGTAGAAAAAGCTTGTCGCTTTGATGAGTGTATGTATGACTGGACTGTAGAAGAAGTTCAGGAATGTCTAGATAAGAAATCCGATAATGACTTCCTCTATATAGAATTTTCTTACAAACAATTAGGTAGAGATGAAGCATGGTACAGAGAAAACTGTCGTGCATTGAATAATGACCTATTGAAAATTAAACGTGAGATTCTACTAGAATGGACTAAGGCATCTGATGTTTCAGTATTCTCAGAAGAACAATTAGTTGCAATTGAAAAACACCTTAAAGAGCCAGTAGCTATGATACCTATAGACAAATTCTGGAAAATCGATCTTTATACTACGGATATAGATTATGATAAACCTTGGATAATATCCTGTGACGTTGGTACTGGTTTATCACAAGACGCATCAGCAATTACTATTTTCCATCCTATGACATTTGAAGTTATAGGTGAATTCAGAGAAAATAAGATAAACACTGATGACTTTAAGAATCTACTTGTTAAATTAGTTGGTTTCTATTTCAGAAATTCTATGGTAGTAATAGAAAATAACTCTATTGGTATTGCTATATTACAAGCTTTAATGAAAACACCTATAGCTAGAAACTTATACTATGAGTATAAGGATCGTAAAGGTACTAAGATAGAAAAATCTAAAACTGAAATAGTTCATGTTAGTAAAAAAGAAAAAGTTCAGATTTATGGTGTAAGTACTACTAGTAATTCTTCTGGTAGTGGTTCTCGTGACTTAATGCTAGAAATCTTGAATGATATGGTTAATGAAAATCCTGAGAAATTAGCAACTCCTAACCTTTATTCAGATATAAAGGGATTAGAACGAGACAATAAGGGTAGAAAATTTTGCTCTTTTATAAATTTTCTTAATTGCTGGAAGTTCTTATATCTTATATAAGAAAATCAGCAGCTATTAAAAACGTATGTAAAAAAAAAGAGACTCATATAGAATAAGTCTCTTTTTATGATTGATTATGCTTCTTTTGCATTATTTGCAGTTTCAGCAGTATTTTCAGTATTCTCAGTTACTTCATCTTCCTTGGTGGATTCGGTAGTATCTTCGACATTCTCAGTTTCAACGGTTTCCTTTGCAGCTTTCTTTGCCTTAAAGGTCTTAACAACCTTGTCAGATCCCTTGACACCAGCATATGTGCTAGCACCGAAAAGGATACCAGTACCAACAGTCTTGAGAATAGTTCCAATAACGACCTTTGCAGTAATACCAGCGATAACAGTAATCATAATAACAAGCTCCTTTTTATGTTTAAAATTTTTTGAAGATAATTTCAATCTCTTTATCTTCTTTACTATAGTTATAATATATAAATAAAAAGCTTAAAAATACGTTTTTAATAGTTCAACGACTAAAATAGTACATTATGAGTATAATGGAAATAGAAAATGTTTATTACATAAGTAATAAACAAAGATATAGTCTCGGTCACTATGGTTACATAGTGCATGACATCTTACAAATGTCAAGACAAGATAAAGAAAATCGGTCACTCTCTTGGAGGACATGACGATAGTCTCTTCTCTTACTTAGTTGGTAGATATGCATTAGCTTATGGTACTAACTTATCTAGATTCCAGATGCCAGTAAATGGTAAAGCACCAGCCGATAGAAAATCTAGTATGGTTAGAATGGCTCATAACTTAAAAGAAGCTAATACTAATTCAGCTAGAGTTAGAGCTAGTAAAGCTAGTAGCTATAATGGTTTAGCTAATGACATGATTGAAGAATCTGCTTATTTGGACTTGAGAAAGAAAATAGATGGTGGTGGAAAAATAGGAACTTATACTATGTTAAGTCAAATAGAAGAATTGAATAAGATTGATAGATTTGGTTCTATAGGACATGATCTATGGGAAAAGAATAAATGAAAGTAGAGGAATATCCTTAATTGGATATTCCTCTAAAAATTATTCCTCTACAGCGTATTTAAAAGATTTAACCATATCGATTAATTCTTTATACTGTTCATCAGTTAATACTTCTTTATAAAGATTTACTCTTCTAATAGCTTTACGTTTTGCATCTTTTGCTTCATCTAAATCAGCTGCAATGTCATCATCTAGATATGTGTTTACAATGCTATTTTTAAATTTTTCAAATGATCCATATTTTTCTTTAAATTTCTTTTGAATTCCTTTAGATTCTTTATCTTCTTTCTTATTAAGTTCTCCTAATAAATCATCTAAATCTTTACTATTTTTTTCTTGTTGTTTCTTAATATCTTCATTGCCTTTTTTCTTATTAAGTTCTCCTAATAAATCATCT